CTTTCGGCCCATATACGGCAGCGCAGCCGACAGATGTGCGGTTTTCTGCCCGTCAAGTCAAGGTGCGCTACACAGGTGCAATTTTGGGTGATTGGCGAGTTGGCGTGAACCGTTTGGATGCGTTAGCGTCTGGTCAGCGGTGATGCGCTATTGACTTGCCAAAGGCTTAGAATTAGTGCAAGAAAAAAGCAAAGTCCCAGTTATCCTGAAGGATGACTACACGGTCTACTTAGAGCTGTTTGACAATCGTTTATGGTTTCATACGGACATCAAGAGATGGACCGCAAACACCAAAAAACGCTACCAGACAGACCTATCTTGCTTAGAAGGATTGGTCGGTTGTCCTATGTTTGCTCTCATTCGTGAGGAAAACAAGAAACTCGCAAAGTTCGCTGAGACTTTCGGGTGGCATAGGAAAGCAGAGATTATGTGTTTGGATGGCTCAAGAGCCTACATCTACTCTAACAAAGAGTAAAAGGAGTCTATATGGGTGGCGTTGTAAGCGATGTTGTTGGTGGTGTTGGCGATCTAGTTGGCGGTGCAGTTGATACTGTTAGCGATGTCGCTAGTTCTGATCTAGGCAAGGCTGCATTGATTGGTGGCGCTCTTTACGCTACTGGCGGCTTGAGTGGTCTTGGCGGTGCAGGTTCTGCTGGACTGACAGGCGTTGACGCTGCAATGGCTGACTTGGCTGCTGGCTCTTCAGGCTTCGGTGCTGCTGGTGGTGCTGGACTTCTTGGTGGCTTAGGTAGCACATTAGGTGGTTTATCAACTGCCCAAAAGCTAGGTTTAGGCGCTGGTGCTTTAGCTCTTGGCGGTGGACTTGGTGGCAATAAGCCAACATCAAGCACAACCACAACTTCAATTGACCCTGAGATGAAGGCTGCTTACTTACGCAATCTTGAAGAAGCACGCACAACTGCTGCTGGTTTGGGTGAGAAAAAGTTTGAGGACTTCACGGCTCAATATGGAACAGCAGAGCAGCAATTGCAAAGCCTTGGGCTTGGTGGTGTTGGTCAGCAAACTACAAATGAGGCAGTACGCAGATCAATGCTTGAGGCTGGTTATACGCCACAACAGACATCTGAATTTATGTCTGCTTACCGCAACCCGTTTGAAGAGCAAGTCGTGCAGGGTGCTTTGGGTGACATCGAGCGTCAACGCAGAATGGCACAGCAAGCGGGTCAAACCAGAGCAACTGCTGCAAGAGCATTTGGCGGTTCGCGTCAAGCTGTTGCAGAGGCTTTGGCTAACGAGGACTTCACACGACAGGCAGCTAACACGGCTGCTCAGTTGCGCTCACAAGGCTTTATGAATGCTGCACAGTTGGGTCAAGCAGATGCTGCTCGTATGTTGCAAGGAGCTCAATTGCGTCAGTCTGCTATCGGTCAGCTTGGTGCTTTAGGAGCACAACAGCAAAACCTTGGCATGACAGGCGCACAAGCTGTGATGAATGCACAGCAGCAGCGTCAAGCCTTGGCGCAAGCCCGTTTGGATGCTGCTCGTAACCTTGAGCTTGAGCGTCTTGGCATTCGCCAATCTGCTTTAGGTTTGCAGCCAGCTAACCTTGGTGGCACTACAACTTCACCGATCTACCGCAACACAGGTGCATCTGCTCTTGGCGGTGCATTGTCTGGCGGTATGTTGGGCAACTTGATTGGCGGTCCAACTGGTGCGCTTTACGGTGCATTAGGTGGCGGTACTTTGGGCTTGTTGGGTTAAGGATTAAAAGATGGCTACAACTCAAGACTTTGGTGGTTTGCTGTTTGGCATGGGTGGCTCTGGACTTGAAGAGTACCTGACACCACAACAAACTCAAGGCATTCAGAACCAAGCAATGCTGCAAGCAGCGGCTGCTTTGCTGTCTGCTGGTGGTCCTAGCGCACGACCTGTTTCTTTAGGTCAGGCTCTTGGTGGTGCTTTGCAAGCAGGTCAGCAGGGTTATCAGACAGCACAGCAGGGTGCAATTCAAAATCTCTTGGCTGGTCAGAAGTTGCGTGAGGCAAAGATTGCAACAGACTTACAAAAGCGTGTTGCAGAAACCTTGATGGGTGGCGGTGAAGTGCCAGAAGGCACAAAACCTGAAGACCTCAAATTCAACCAATACATGAAGCTGGCTGATATGTACGCAGCAGTCGGTAAGGGTGAGGAAGCAAAACGCTTTCAAGACATGGCTTATCAGATCAAGCCACGCGCTGAAGTCACGGGTTCACCATTTGAGGTTACTGGCGTTGACGGTAAACCATTGCTTGTGCAGCAAATGAAAGACGGTTCAATCAAGACTGTTGAGGGCTTTGGTCCAAAGCGTGATGTTGTGCTGCAAAACCTTGGTGGTCGTACAGTTGCAATTGATCGTTCTAAGCTAACTGGCGGTGAGTCTTATGCTCAAACGCTTGCACCTCAAATTGTTGGCGGTGCAGAAACTGGTTATTACGCAATCGGTGGTGGTGGCGGCGGTATGCCTTCGGCTGGTGGCGTACCACGCACACCTACTGCTGCACCTGCTGGCGCTGCAATGCCAACTGGTCAAGTTGTGCCACCTGCTGCACCAACTGGTGCTGTACCTACTGCTGGCGGTCCAGTACCAATCATTGCTGGCACAGGCACTAAGCCACAAGAAGCCTTTATGAAGGGCGCGAAGCAGTTGAATGATCTTCGCGGTGCTTTGGCTGATTACAAGACAGAACTTGAGTCTGGTAAATGGGTTGTGCCTAAGAACATTCCTCTGCCTTTCTCTGAGACAGGCATTCCGCTGCCAGTTGGTGAGGACACAGCAACAGTTGCTGGTAAGTACAACTCATTGCTCATGGGCGTGAAGAACCTCTATGAGTTGGGTGCTTTGACTGGTCCTGATATGTCAATCATTGAGCGTCAATTAACAAACCCTGCATCGTGGTCAGGCTTGCTGACAAGCAAGAACGCTATGAATGCTCAGGTCAAGGTGCTTGAAGATATGCTTACAAGAGCAGAGGAGAACTTGGCATCCGCTTATCGTCAGACAATGCCAGCGGCATCAATGCCATCTGGTAAACCTAAAGAGTTTGTGTGGGTTAACGGTCAACTCGTTGAGAAAAAATAAGGGTTCATCATGGTTCAAAAAGTCACAATTCCTGATGTTGGAGTCGTAGAGTTCTCTGACATGATGAAACCAGAGGACATTGCTGCCGCAATCAAACTCATCACATCTGGCGCAGCACCAAAGCAACCTCAGACAGTCACAGAGAAAGTCTTAGCGTCACCTGTTGGTGGCGTTATTCGTGGTTTGCGTGACATTCCTGATGCTGGCGCTCAGATGCTGACGCGAGGCTTGGAAGCCATTGCACCTGCTGGCTCAAGCATGGAAAAGTTCATGCAGGAAGAACGCAAGCGCGTTGAAGACATTAACCGTCAGGCTGAACAGGCTTACCAGCAGCAATGGCGGCAAGGTCAGATGAAGGCTGGCGAGGTTGATGTTGGTCGCGCCATTGGTGGCGCTTTAGGCACTGCTATTCCAGCAACTCGCGCAGTTCAAGCAGCAAACCTCTTAACTGCACCAGTTCGTGCTGGCGCTGTGTCTGGTGCTGTTGGCGGTGCATTGCAGCCAGTTGAAAAGCCTGAAGATTCATTCCTTGAGCAAAAAGCAACTCAGATCGGTCTTGGTGGCGCTTTAGGCGCAGGTGGTGGCTACTTGGGCGATAAGCTGACACAGATTCTGTTTGGTCGTGGCGCACCTAGCGCAGCAACTCAAGCTGCAACTGGTGGCACAACTGGTGGCGGTGCTGGTTCAGCACAGGCAACTATCTCTGCAACTCCTACTGCTCAAGTCACAGGTGGTGGCGCTAATTTAGCACCTGTCACGCCTGAAGCTGGTGCAGCATTGACTGCTGCTCAAAGAGCAATCCTTGAGCGTGGCAAGGCATTGGGCTTTAAGACAACACCTGCACAGGAAACTGGCTCACGCTCTCTTTTGCAGATGGAAGCCAGACTCGAATCTAGCCCGTTCACATCAGGACCATTCAACACCATCAAGGCTGAGAACCAGCAGGTTTTGAATCGTGCGACTGCCAAAGCCATTGGCGTTGAGTCTGACGAGTTGAGCAATCCAGTTCTCGCACAAGCACAGCGTCAGATCAGCGATGTGTATAAGCGCGTTGCTACACCAGACCAACGCAAGTTAGATCAGATGACGATCTTTAATGGCATTGACTTGATCGACAACGCCTTTGAAGGTCTGACAACTCAGCCATTAAAGTCAAATATCTTTATCAAGCAGTTGCAAGACCTTGCAGCCAAAGGTCAGGCTAGTGGCGAACAGTTGCAAGCCTTGTCATCTAAGATTGGTCGCAGAGCTAAGAACGAGATGACAACAGCCAGCGGTGACCGTGAGCTTGGTAACGCTCTTTTCCAGATCAAGGAAATGGTAGACGATGCTTTGGCTTCAGGTTTGAGCAAGGCAGAGCAAGAAGCCTTCGCACAGGCTCGTAACAACTACCGCAACCTGATGACAATTCGCACAGCTTCTGGCGTTGTCAATCCATCGTCAGGCAATGTGTCTGGTTTGAACCTAGCGTCAGCACTCACACGCAAAGACCCACAAGGTTTCGTGTTTGGTCAGAATCAGACACCGATGTATGAAGCAGCACGCTTCGCACAAGCCTTCAGACCGATTGTCGGTGACTCAGGTACAGCCACACGCTCAATGGAATACTCTCCTTTGAATGTCTTGCTGTCAATGCCTACAAACTTGGCTGCACGCGCTTACACATCAGCACCAGTTACATCAATGGCTACTCGAGTCTCTAGCGGTCAAGGCATGATGCCTAACGCATTGCAGCAGCAACAGGTTCAGGCATTGCGTCAAGCCTTGCCTATTACTGGCGGTATTGGTTTAGGTGGACTGTTAGGACCATAAGAATGAAAACCCCAACATGGCAAACTAAGGCTGGACAGAACCCAAAGGGCGGCTTGAATGCGAAGGGTCGTGCTTCGTACAACGCTGCAACTGGTGGCAACTTGAAGCCACCAGTAAAAGCGGGGGACAATCCAAGACGCGCTAGCTTTTTGGCTCGTATGGGCAACATGGCTGGTCCAGAGTACAAGGACGGTGAACCTACAAGGTTGCTGCTGTCCTTGAAGGCGTGGGGCGCTAACTCAAAGGCTGATGCAAAGGCAAAGGCAAAAGCAATATCTGCAAGGAATAAGGCGAAGGGTAAATAAGATGGCTGACAACATTCAGGCTACGCCACGCAACTACATTGGCGGTTTGCTGACTGACGCATACAAGTGGATGCAGTCACCTGAACGCACTCAGCAGTTACAGGGTTTTGCTGGTTTGCTTGGTACTACTGGCATTCCTCAGACTATTGAGCGCATGGCTTATGGTGAGCCATTAACAAACATTGGTCGCGCTAATGTGCCATTGCTGAAGCCTGAAACTGCTGATGCTTTGATGACTGTCGCAGGTATTGCACCAGAGCTTAAAGCTGCTGCAAAGATGCTTCCTAAAAATATTCCAGTTGGGATGGGAATTAAACCAATTGTCTACCCACAAGAAGAAGCATTGAAACTTGCACAGCAACGCGCTGCATTGCCAGTTGAGAAAGGTGGATTAGGACTTCCAGCTAACAATACTGCTGCTGATCGTGCAAAAGCAATGGGCTTTGACACACAAACATTTCATGGCTCACCAAATCCTTACATTGAAGAATTTGACCCCAATATGGCTGGTGTAAATACTGGCAACACTTTTGACAACAACATTTTTTCAACAAGCAGCCCTGAATCTGCTGCTGGTTATGCACTTAACTGGAAATATTACAGAAACACTATTAAAAATAGTCCTGAATTTAAGTCAATAACTCGTGAAGAAAATTCTTTGATAAATAAGATTGGCGATTTACGAGAAGCTGGAAATGATAAAGGTGTTGCAGATATAAAAGCAAGACTTGATGAACTGACTCAACAAAAAACAAATATTTACAATGATTTTATGGCTGGAAGACTTGGTTCAGAAGGCTCTTCTATTTACCCACTAATGGTTAGAAATGAAGACTTTTTGCCTTATGAGGCAGCAGGTGCAAACTGGATGAGAGCAAACCGTCCAGCAATTGATGCCGCTGAACAAGCTGGTTATTCTGGCGCTGTGATTAAAAATGTGAAAGACAATGCAGGTGCGAATTTAGGAACTATTGCAGATGTTCACGCAACAACTGACCCTAGTTTATTTCGCTCACGCTTTGCAGCGTTTGACCCATTTAGACGCAATGCAGCCATAGCAGCAGCAATGGGCGTAGCAGCACCAAACTTGCTTGCTGAAGAAGTGCCACCTCAAAGAGGCTTACTAGCCCCATAAAAAGCAGCCACCAACGGGTCGCGCTTGATCTTCTTACGAAGCTGGCGCTGCCTTGCCAGCCTGAACTCTCGATGCTCGACTGACTCTTTTGAGCGCCACTTCTTCATTCTTTCGTTCATGGTCATAGGCTTTGGTCTTGCTGCATCAACGCCAATCCCGTAGCGATACACAGCAGCAGGAATGGAGTTGTACTCCACTCGATGCCACGACTGAATGTGAATCAGCCCTTGCTTGTGCAGCTTGGAAACAATGAGCCTTGATGACCTAACGGTGCAATGAATCAACTCAGCCAACTGAACTGCCGTATAGCCCTTATCTGTCAACGCCTTGATAACGCGCTTTTGCTGTTCTGATCTCATTTTTTGCGTCTTGCTATTTCGCGGTCTAAGTACCAGCGTGCCTTCTCCAAGTCCTCAATGGCATCGTGCTTGAGGTCAGCACGCCAGATGTACTTCATGGCGTTACCCAGACAGAAGTTCATGTGTTCAGTCACCTCTATCGCCTCGATGCCAGACGGGTGCGCTGTGTAGTGCTTTGGGTTGTTTACATTGTCAGTCATGTGTTATCTCTTAATGCTTTTTTTCCCATTTCAGTCAATATGCTGCCAGAGTTCACCAAACCTCTACGCCTGAGTGACCAATATGTGTTCCATGAACCAGCCTTTTTGTTGACCAGCTTGAACTTCCAGCCCAAAGCAAAATGCTTGAGCATGAAGGCTTGATGTGGGCTAAGGTGTATTTTGGCCATAACAGCCTCATTCATAGTCACACTCGCAATGAGCCATGAAGTTGTAGCAAGTCACGCAGTAACCTGCCTCTATCATCTGCATACGCACCTCATGGCGCAATGAGCAATAGGCTTCCCGCTTTTTGTCCTCCCATTTGTGTTCGTCAAAGTCCATCCTGAAGTCAATTAGACGGGCAACAGCCTCGAACAATTCATCATTCTTTTTGAACACATTGGCAGCACGCTCAATCAGCTTCTTATTTGCTTCTGTCAAGTCATCTATCTTTTTTTGCTGTTCAGCAATAACTCTATCTAAACTCATTTGTTGATTCTCCTGTATTTGCTTTTTACGCCAGCCTGTCATTCTTTAATCTCACGCCTAGTTAAAGTAACATCAAAAACTAGAAACTCGTTTTGCCTTCCTTTTTCTTTAAGCCATAACTCAAAGTCACTAATGAGTTGCTGCTCTCCAAGTTCAGTATTTTCATAAAAGGATGCTACTCTTGCAGTAAAAGTAATGCACTCTGTTTTTGCTTTCATAATTCATCGTCTCCATAATCTTTAGTCTTTGGGTAGCCACCAGTACCTTTGCACTTGTGGCAGACAGCACCATCGTGCATCCCTTCACCCGACCCGCTGCAAGACGGGCAGATGTAGTCTTCATCCTCTTCGACTTCTTCCTTCTTACCGAATATTCTGTCCCAGTTGGATGCCAGCGTCTCGTCATCAATCTGAGACGGTCTTTGTGTTGAACCTTTACCCATGCTTTTTCACCTTAGTGTTGGATGTACCTGCTCTGCTGTAAACGATGAACTCTTTTGGTTCAAGCGACACGACATTCTTGCTGATGCCTAAAATCGTGCCGTGACGCTTATTCGTCTTTCTGGCTTCGTCTACCGACTTGGACATTGTCATGCTGTTCTTTGCGCTGATGTTCATGGTCTTGAACATATTGCCGTGGATTGCTTCCCATTGCCGCATGAACTCACGATAATCGAATGCGTAAACTGTTATCCCGTCCATCTACTACCCCCAAAAAGCTAAGTCTAAAACTACTGCCGCAAACACAATCATCAGCAGCACTTCAAAGTCGTTGAATTCTGTCATTTACATATCCTTGTTTAATCAGCCATTTTCTAAAGTTCTCGTCAATCTGAGGCGGTCTAGTTCTCTTCTTCTTGACCTCTGCCTTTTTAGGCTTGACAGTCTCGTACCACGGCACTCCTTTAGCGAGAACGGTCTTAAAAGCCATTCTTATCCTTGAGTTTGGCTTCGATGGCGTCATTAACTTGACCTGCGCCCAATTGAGCAGACCAGATGCTAATTGCCTTCCTTCGCTTTATCGCGCCACATTTTTCACATTCGCACACTTGATGCAGTGAACCGTTGAAGTCCTCAATAGAACGACTCCACTTTCCCCACTTGTGCCAGCAAAACTTAAACATGGTTCTTCTCCTTAAGAAGCAATTCAGTAGCGACCACAGCAGCGGCAATCTCGGACATTTCGCAAAGCCTGTTGATTTGGTTTTGGGTCAGCCCAACCCATTCACGCTTTGGTTGTGGTGTGGCAGTCTTGATGAAGTGCTCTGCAAATTCTCTTGCTCGATGCTTGTTGATGCCTTCACGAACAAGGTTCACAACAATCACATCCATCTGCATCGCCACAGGCTCTTGCTTCTCTGCCTCTGCGATGGCTTGGTCGATGGATGTGATGGCGGCGTGGCATTCTTCAGTCGTTAGGCTTTTTCGCCGCGCTTTCCGAAGCGCCTCACGCCATTGTTTCATTGCTTCAATGCTCATAGCGGTGCCTCTGGCAGTTGGTTGCGTTGTTGCGCTTGGTATTCGCGCTCTTGTTGGGCAGTCCACGGGACTGGGCCCGTGGGTGGTGGGAAGGGCCACATCAGGCTGTCTCGCCCAGCATGTAGAGGGTCTTGGGTGTTGGCTTGTAGTGCAACATGGTCTCAGGCGCCAGCTTGGCGATACGCACCTCGTTGCCCTTGCGCATGTGATGGGTCACACCATCGCTCTGCACAGCAGTTACCAACCAACCGTCGGATGTCCACACATCCGATGTGTCGTAGGCGTAGAACGCCTTGTCGTGGTCTTCCACGGTCACCATGCGCAACACGCCCTGAGGCATGGTTTTGTTGAGGTTGTGTTTGGTGGTGATGGTTTGGATGATTTCCATTTTGTAACTCCTGATTAAACCTGCGACTGTGCAGTGATGAGAATTCTAACACGAAGTTAGAGTGTGCTTGCAATTAGGTGATTTCCCTAGTCTTTCCCCATGGCCTTTCCGATAGCCATCAGTGACTCCACCGCCGCATGGCCCTCTGCCACCTTGGCGTCCACGATCTTCAGGCAGACATGCTCCACATGCCCACGGGTCTCAGGGTGGCACAGGATCAGGGCCTTCGCCAACATGCTGGTGGCGGCGTTGATCATGACATTCATGGCGATGGTGTTGTCGTGCTCCTCCAGCACCCCGCGCATGAATTCGTTGTTCATCACCTCAACCTCTTCGCTCAGTTGGGCGATGATCTTGAGTTCTTCCCGCTCCATGGTCACTGCCTTTGGCTGGGGATGCGGTTCAGAATGGCCTCAGAGGCGTTTTTGAGGGCTGTGGCTACCTCACCCTCATCTTCCTCGTCTGCGAGGCTCCTGACCACATCTGCGCACGCTTGGCGCTCGATCATGATGGCCTGTTTGCTGGTTTGGATCGCCACGGTCATGATCTCGGCCTTTGCGACCGTCAGGGCGGCGTCAAACTCCTGCTGGGTGTAGAAGTCCACGGCGCCAGAGGTGCCAAGGATTTGTCGGGCCAAGCCGCTCAGTTCTTTTTTCTCAGTCATTGTTTTCTTTCAGTTTGTAGTCTTTGAACACGACGCCTTTGCTTGCGTCACCTTTCCAGCACTCACTCACCCAACCACGCTTGCCGGACTTGTATGTGCGCCAGTGCCCACGCACTTGGTGCCTGCGCGGGGTTGCGTGCGTGCCACCCTGCGGATCGTTCTTTTGCTTCGGCGGCTCCACCACCACGGTGTGCCAGTCAAATGTAAGTGCGGGTTTACCCTTGGCCAATCTTTTTTGGTTAATGAAAGTGCGTTTAGGTGTTGGTCTATAGCCTTCGGATCGCGAGGCCAGCTTGGTCAGCACAGCAAGCACCATGCGATGTGCTGGCTTGATGTCTTCCATGGTTATCTCTTCGCCCTTGCGGTAAATCTTGAACTGATCACCATCCAGTATGTATGCGTATGGGGTGAAGTATGTCCCACCATGCCACATTGAGCACCCACCAACAGTGACCGACCCATCGCCCTGCAAAAGCCACATGGCAAAGTCTTTACCGCCAGTGTCGAGGCCAGCAATGCCCGTGCGTTTAGATGGCAAGTGCATCAAAAACTCCGCAGGCACCTTTGTGGCTTGCGTGGGCTCCATTTGACCAACATCAAACCACAAAGCGGTCTCTGGCTCAGGTGCGAACTTCACGGCTTTTTGGATGAGCGGCGTCATTCCTGCTCCTTCAGTCTTGCGATCTTGACTCTGATGTGCCCTTCACCCATGTGCCACATGAGTCGGTGCAGGAACTCGGACGACATCTTGGTGGTGTCGATCTCGATGTGGGCTTCGTGGCACAGCCTGAGACCGTCCACGATGACCTTTGGATTTTCGTGCGTCACTGTGCTTTCATGCACTGTGAATGTTGGCAAGTCCATGTCAGTTCTTTGCGAGGTAGTAGGCGAGGAGGATCAGGGCGATCACACCCCACAGCTTGATTGTGGGGTGAACTCTCACTGTGCGTCTCCCGATGGGCTGTTCTCGATTGCCAGCAGGCTGTTGATCTTGTCGTCGATCTGCTTCACACGCTTGGCAAACTCTGCGGCGGCTTGGTCACGCTCCTTGCGCAACTTGTCGATCTGGTAGGGGCGAATGTCGAAGTTGTCGGGAATGTCCACCTCGAACATATGGGCCTGCACCTTCACAGCACTGGCGTCGAATGTTGCAGTGCTTGGGTCATAGTGCAAGAACTCAAAGTGAGGGGCCTTCTCCCAATCGTATTGACGGGCGACGATGTATCCGTTGATGGTGACTTTCATGTTGGTGCTCCTATTAACCGATGTGAATGATTTGAAAGTGTGAACGCATGAATGACTGCACATCAAGGGCGACTAAGCCGCCAAGGATCATGTTGTAGCAGTCACGCTTTGAGTGGTAGTAGTCGGCGTCACGCTCACCAGCGCGGAAGTTGTTCCACTGGTTTGCTTTGGCGTTGCGCTCAATGTCGGCCTCGAGCGAGTGCTCAGAGTAGTACGCCTTGAAACCTTCGAGGTTGTAGTGGGCGATAAAGCCAGAGGCCAAGTACAAGAAGTTGTAGCCAGTCTTGTTGAGCTTGGTGATGTCTTTGCAGGCGGCGATCACATTCTTGCTGATCAGTTGTTTTTGGCGCTGTGTCAATGGTGTCATGGTGTTCTCCTGATGGGGCCGAAGCCCCGTTTGGTTTACTTGTTGGGAGTGACGCGAATGTCAGCGCGGCCTTCTTTGCGGAATGTGTTCAGCACATCGTCTTGGATGCCGTAGGACACACACAACTTCTTGTAGTCAACGGTGCCTTTGACAGCAACCATTTGCACGGTCACAGAGTGCAACTCACCCTTGTGTTCGCCTTCGCCGTACTTGTTGGCGATGTCAGCCTTGAGGGCTTTGATTTGTGCCTCAAGGGCTTTGTACTGCTGGTCGAGCACATAGAGTGCGTCGATGTCAGATGTGAGGGTCTCGACAGTTGCGAGGGCTTGGATGGTGGCTTGTGTTTCTGTGATCATTTGATACTCCTGTTAAACCGATCTCGTTGACCGTGAAAGAATTCTAACACGAAGTTAGATTCTGGTTGCAAGCACTTTCTGCAAATAAATCTAAAAAAAGTGAAAAAAGTTTGTGCGGGGTGTTGTTTTTACGCAAATCACCCCGTTTTTGAAAACAAACTATTTACTAGTTAAACTAGTAAACACATTGCTGATGGTCACATTCAGGGCGTCTTGCTCATCCATCTTGGCGATTGCCCATGCTCTTTTCTCGCCATGCCAGCCCATCTTGCTACCTTGGTGGCATGACTTGCACAGGGCCACCACGGTGTAGTGGTTGCCCTGCTTGATGTGGTGTGCGTCACTGGGGCCTGCTTGCGCACACACGGAGCACGGTTGCTCTTTGACGAGGCCCACCCATGCACGCTCACTCTTGTTGTAACTGCCGTTCATGGAACGCCTCCTGCATGGCCTTTGGCAGGCTGTTGAAACAGGCCACAGAGCGACGAATGAAGCTGTCGAACCACCAGTCCCAACCACGGTTGTACATGAGGCGCTCGTGCGCCCGTTTGCGTATGCGCCTGACCTTCATGTCACCACCTTGTCGAATGCCCGGTTGCTGGCCTCCTGAGACCGCCAGACATCGATTCTGGCCTGCGCTGATACCAACCCCCAGCGAAGTGTTTCTTCGGCCTCTACGGCGGCTTGCAGGCCCTTGAGCATTTCAAGGTACACGGGGTCTGCATACGCCGCCGTCTCTGCCGCCGCCTCGGACTTTGCTTTGCCCTCGGCCTTGGCCTTGATCATCAGCATGGACTTCTGGCTTTTGCGGAACTCTTCAAGGTAAACGCGCTGGGCTTTGGCCTCTGCGTACTTGGCGCCATGGGTGTACAGGTAGTCCACTGCGGCGTTGATGTCCTTCTGGTTCATTACTCTCTCCCGATGCGGCACGCATATCCTGTGTAGTCAATGCGGAATGTGTTGGTGAATTTGCAGTCGTTGTGAATGCGGTTGGCCTCGATGGTCTTGCCCCACTCGACGCCTGCCCACATCACCAGTGCGAATGGCAACAAGCGAAGTGCTAATCGACGCAAGCGAAAGCCCCACACGACGAACAGGCGCTTTGCTCTCATGGTGAACACGGTGTCCTTCATTTGTTCATCTCCTCGATCAATGCTCCACACAGTTGTCTTGCGGCGTCGTTTCCATAGTGGACTGAGATAACGACTGTGTCTCCCTCTACGCGCACACCACGCATCAAGCCAGCCCAGTCACGCTTTAAAAGATATTCAATCGCTTGTGCGGCGTGTTCAGCGGTGTTGGCTCTTGTTTTATCTCTTAACTGCTCGGCGTAGGCTTTGCATTTTTCTATGTTCCAGTCTAATGATTCACTCATGATCCGTCTCCATGCTTTGCGATGAGTGCGGCATCTGCCAGTGCTTGGCCTTTGCCCTTCTTGTGCAAGTCTTTCCATGTGGGCCACAGTTGAATTGCTCGTGCTCGTGCGGCGTCCTTGTCGGTGCCGATCAAGCCCTGCGACTTCTTCCATGCCTGCGGTGTCACCAGCGTGCAGGGGATACCCATGGCGCCCAACACGCCCATGATGGTGCCCACGCTGTGACCGAAGTTAAACATCGACGACACGCCTTGGCCCGGCATCGCGCCCACCTGCTCGACATACACATGGTCACACAGTGACGAGCCCATGAAGTCAGCGACAGCCGCCGCATTCACGCGAGTAGCAGAACCGATCTTCATGGTGGGCATCTCCATCCATTCGATGGGTGTGCCGTTTACCAGCAAAACCAACGCACCTGTTGCGCCGGGGTCAATACCAATCGTTCTCATGCGTGCTCTCCTTGGTTCATTTCGCTGACTTGGCGCCTCAGGCTGTCGACCACAAACTCCAACATTTCCAAGCGTGTGTCATCTTTGTTTTTGCAGTGAGCCGCCACCAGCAACAGGTCTTCCACGGTGGCGTCACGCCATGTCTCTAGCGATGTGCCACCCCAGTTTGGATTGCCCTTCACTGATAGCACTTGAAGGATGACTAAGTTGTCCTGCGCTCTAAATCTGATTGCTTCGATGGTCATGTCGTCTCCTTGAGTTCTGAAAAAATTGTGTTGCCACAGCGAATGCAACTCCACCAGTAGCTGTTCTTCGGTCTGTACTTGATGCCGAAGTTTGTTGGCTCGTATCGATGCTTGCAGTTCATCTCTTACCTTTCAATTCAAAAAAATCACACCGTTGCAAAATGAATCGCAAGGGCATGGATGGTTTGCCATATCTGTCTCTGATCGCCATGCATCGCTTGCCGATGTAGTGACTACATTCAAAGCACACTCTGCGGTCGTCGTGAGGGTCTTTGTCGCGCTCGAACATTTGCTCTGCGAGGTCGAATGCTTTGTCTTCGCACAAGCCCTCTTCCATGAACACCTGCCGTCTGCGTGCGTGACGCTCAATTGCTTTTTCTAATTCTTCTTCGGTCATATCGCCAACGCCATGTTGTCTGGTTTGCACTTGCCTGTGAGGATGTCATTCACGCGCTTCTCTGTCTTGCGATGTGCTGTGATCATTGTGCGTGCCGACAGGCTCTCACCCACCGTTGCATAGTCCTCGATCACACCGCGAATGGTGGTCAAGTCCTTGCCGTCGAATCGGATGGGAACATTCTGGGTGATGTGTCGGTTGCCAGCCTTTGCGAGGGCCGCTACAGCGTCACCGATGAGGTCGTCAGGGTCTTGCACCTCACCCATCTCCAACAGCGTCTCCATGAAGTTGACGATGTCCGAAATGATCTCCCACTGCTGAAGTGTTGGGTTGGGGTTTTGCTCGATGCTTCGCATGCATGCGTTAATCAATTCCAACTGCGCTTTGCGCTTGTGCTCTGCCAATGGTTTGATTGGGTCAGCCAGCAACACATCCATGTGGCTGTAGGTGTATTTGAATTTGCTTTTCACAAAACCTCCGCTGACTTGAGTTTGCCCGTCTCGCCATCAAAGGTTAGGTTCATGGTTCCAAGTAAAGCGAAGTTGTCAATCATCAGACGGCGCTCTGTGAATCCACTTGGATAGTGTTGGTACATCTTGTTCATGTACACATCCATGGTTTGATTGAAGTCTGGTTTGGGCTCTCGCTCCAAACGGATGACCAATGCGCTCACTTGCAACTCTTGGCCCGAAGAGATGCGATTCAAATCTTCTTGAGTCAATTCGAGAAGATCACTTTTGTGTGGATGCGTTTTAAATTTCATACGACTCTCCTGTTAACCCACAACATCGTGGTGCTGAGAGTCTAACATGAAATTAGATTGCTAAGGCAAGAATTTAATGGTGGAGGTCTCGCGGTCGATGTGCATCTCGCCCTCGCAGACAATGTTCCAGTCGTCGCTGTTGACCTCTTTCTCACTGCGTGAGGGGACGATCAATTTCACATGCTTGCACAGCCACTCCTTGCCCGTCTCGTCGAACACCCTCCACACATGCTCAGGGGTGCCTCTGCCGGGCTGTCCACGGCTCTTGTTAAACCTGATGCGGTACTTCATACCACCTCCACCTCAGGCAATGCTGTCTCCTGCGCCAGCGTGACAGAAAGGTTCATGTGAACGAATCGCGTGGGCTTGTCCGACAGGTTGCGAGTGAACGCATGGGGCAACCATGAGTTGGTGAGGATCAATGTGCCAGCCTCAGGTGTGAACACGATCTGGTTTGACCCGGGTGTGATCTTGCCCTCGTCTGCCTGCGGCAGGTTGATGATCACCTTCGCAGGGCGTGGATCGTGGATCACCAGCTTGCATCCGTCGGCAGGCACATCCAAGAAAAAGAATGCGCTGACCTGAGCACCCATGCCATGGATGTGGGTCTCCATCGATGACATGCGATTGTGTTCTTGCGTCCACATCTCAGTGAAGTAAGTCACCAAGTTGTCCATCGCATAACCCTGCGCCGCCAAGATATTCCATGCGGTCTGCGAAACATACTGCGTGAAGTCTTTGATCTCTTCCTCGTGCGAGTAGTTGCCCGTCATGGTCACCACATCATTGCCAGAAGAATGCTGTTGCAGGTATCGATCCGAAACCGCACTCACCCTCTCGATGAACTCTGGTTTTTTGACCATGTAAACAGGGCACGCAAAGTAGTGGCTCTCACTCAGTTTGTCCGACATTTCATTCTCCGTTTGATGACCCGTCAGTCTAACATGGGGTTAGATTTACGAGCGAAAATTTTGGGCGCACCTGTCGCCCTTATTCATGCCTTATCGATCCTTTCACCCAAAGACCCCCCTACCCCAGTCAAGGAGTAGAGAGGGAAGGTGCTTCACCCCTGCTACGCAGGATCATCATGCGACGGATTGGATACCGTCTGCCCCTCGGCTTGATGATTCGACCAGCCGCACGGATTGTTCGGGAACTGCCCCCTAGCCCATGTGATTGATGATGATGGCTGGTACTGATCTCCAGCTTGGCGACGCCTAGGTCTTCGCCCGTCACAGGTCTTTTGCGCATCAGTCTGCGGGTCACCATCATCAATCACACGGTTGCATACCGTGTACGCTTTCCTTCCGCGCCACCACGACTGGGGTGCTTACTTTCGTGCGGAGTACGGGAAGTGAAAAGGGCAAAAAAAATCGCTAAGACAGACCCCGTTTGGAAAGGCCACCACGGTGAAGCGGTGACAACCCCTTACAGGGCCGGAGTCTGACTTAGCGACTTTCATCTGCTGGCTTTCCAATTCCAACATTTGAGCGGATTGTATCAACACGAATCAAACCGTGTCAACACATACCAACAACCATGAATCTTCACTGTAACTGTGGGCAGGATTGCCCGAAGACTCATGGTTGTTGGTGCTCGTCTTTCCGAGCCGCCAGACAGTTCATATCATCACCCATTAGAACTGACAACCATTGGGTGGGAACCCGGTAAGAAACCCACCATTTGCTCTGGTTGCGGATCGTGGTAACGCTCCACGCTCAATACGGCTTATGAGACCGTTTGGGTCGCTTGACCTATCCGCTGTGTTTGGCTCCGGGTCACCCACCCCCGGACGCTTTGTCCCGAATCACACGGGCTTGGCCTACTTCACCAGTTCAAGACCGATTACAGACCTCCGAAGGTCAGCAGTATACCTGCGCCTTCGTTCTGCACTCCATGATCTTGCCCACCACAGCGAACAAACTGTCGCGTAAATGCAAATCGTTGGCGTCTTGACCCACCTCATCAGCCATCGTCCATGGGAGCCCTGTGGCCATCGCTGACTTCTCACCAGTTTTGCTCTCGTCGTTGTCAGCGAACACAAAGCGGTTGCCTTTGATCTGGTCAGCCACCTGAATCATGTTCGACGCGCTGAAGCAAATCACCACCGCCGCAGGCAGGCCAACACTGCGCAGTGCGTGACGCACCGACAACCCGGTTGCAAAGCCCTCCACCAGCCACGCCTCAGGCGCACTGCGGTCACCGAGGTACAGCACAGCATTTTTGGCACGCATGCCCGTCAGCATCTTCTTCTCGTACTTCATCTCGCCGGGCACCCAACGGATCGATTGGTAGCCCTGCAATTTGTTGGTCGACACATTGCGCATGGGGATCAGCAACTTGTCCTCCAGCACGAGCCCACGGGTCTCTTTAAAACCCTTCAACTCGAGGTAGGGGTGGTTGTCGTACTTGGCAGAGCGCAGGGTCACATCGGCTTGGAAGGCGGCGTTCTGGTACCGCTTCTCCTGTTCCGTCGCCGCTGAGGCCCTTTTTGCGGCCCACAAGCGCTTTTCTTCGTCAGTCCATGGTTTGGCATTCTTGTCCTCGTACCAGATCACTCTGGCCTCTCCTGACCAGTTGAACACCCAACCCCTTTCGCCATCCCACAGATATGAGCCATTCAATGAACGAGGCTTGTCAACCGTCCCACAACGGCGAATTTTGTCGGACGCATAGAACCTTGACGGGTCAATCTCTAAACCATGCGCCCTTGCAAAATCAATAAAGTTACTCACAGCAATCTCCCGTTTTCGTTAGCCCATGCAATTGGGTCTTTGTTGTACTTTCTCAAATTGCAGGTCGGACACAGCAATTCAAGGTTTTCATCTGCGTGCTCACCACCAAGACTGATAGGAATTTTGTGATCCATGTGATGACCAGTTGTTTTTAGGTTTGAGCCACAGTTTGCACACAAACCTTTTTGCAGGCCCATCAGCTTTTTGACAATGCCATAACTGATCAAGCCCGTTTGTTTTCTGCGAACCGATTTTCTGTTTTGGTTGTATATCCTCACAAGATCAGGATTTTCTTTTTTCCATTGCTTGCGCTTCTCAGCCTGAACTTCTTTGTGAAGGTCGTTATATTGCCTGCATTTTTCCTTGTTGGACTTGCTGTTCAAAAGGTTGTATGTCTTACGGTACTCGGCAATTTTTTCTTTGTTTTGCTCGGCGTATTTTTTTGCCTTTGTCGTGTGACATTTTTTGCATGCAGAGCGCAATCCGTTCTTTGCGCCTTTTTGTTTTCCAAAGTCAGAAAGCGACTTTTCCTGTTTACAAACAGTACAAGTTTTCATGATGAATCTCTCATGTGAATCAAAGGAAGGTGGGGCAGGCGGTGATTCAATCCGCTCTTCGGGAGCTACCCTAGCCACGCCTTAATCATACTACGCCGTGTGCCCGTGCAAAGTCGATGAAGCTCATTCCTGCCACCCTTGCTCAATTGAGTCCCAATACACGCAAGCGGAATCGATAATGATGTGGCCCTGCATGATGTCTTCAACCTGCCCACCAAGGCGATAAAAACGGTCTTCACGAAAGCACATCAGGTAGTCTTTGTCTTCGAGCACCACAGTGACTTCGCGCTTGCCCTGCTTATTGATTTTTTCGCGGATTGTTTTCATTCCTGCCACCAGCCTTCCACATACATCTCGTAAAAGCCCCAGCAAATCAGGTATTCCCAACTGCGCTGAGGTTGCTTTTCTTCCCAGTAGAACTCAGCCATGCGTAGGCACAGTTCTTTGCTTGGTGGTTGTCGGCTCATCGTCCTGCTCCTTTTTTCCATGCGTCAAAATCTTTTGCACCCTTGGATGTGTTGCAACTCACGCAAAGCAACTGCACATTGGAATCAATGTTCTTACCGCCCTTTGATACCGCCACGATGTGGTCAACATGGTATCGAGTCACCATTAAATCAACTTGGCATCCGTTGCACAAACCCTTTTGTTTTTCCATCAAAGTTTTGACGATGCCTTTTGACAAAACACCAACAATTTTTAATCGTCTGTTGTTTTCAAGAAGCCTCTTCAATTCTCTGTTGGCAATCCTCCATGCCTTGCGCTTTTCTTTGTTTTTTGCCTCGTATTCGGCGTGGTACGCCTTCAACTTTTCAGCGTTTGCTTGGTTATAGATTTTTTGCTTGGCAACAATTTCTTCTTTGCACCGCTGGTACCGTGCGGCGTTGGTTTTAGAAACCCTCTCACGGTTTCTTTCCTTCCATGCGGCTTTGATTTCGCGCACGCGATCTGGGTTTGCAAGCCGCCAAGCCTTGGCTCTGTCTCGTGCGGCCTGCTTCTGTTCCTCCGATAAAACTCGCTTGGTCATTTGCCACCGCCCTTCTTCCACTTCATGTTCAACTGTGTGATTTTATTGTACACATTTTTGGAGATTTCGACAGTTGGTGCTGTGGAGAAGGCCCATTGAGTTTCTTGGCCTGTTATGTTTTTGAATAAATGCCAAGCCCTTGCGCTTTGCTTTTCTGGCTTTGAATAAGCACGAGCATAGGAGGCAACCTGATGCCACAGGTGCTCTGCGTTGTTTGCCAACTTCTTTTTGTTCTTGCCTTCACCGATGAAGATTTCCTTCATGTGGCCCGGCAATGCCTCGCTGATCTGCGACGACACCTTCTCAAACCCGCAGGCCATGCAACGCTTGTGAAATGGTGTGTAGCCACAGCGTGGGCAACCCTTGTGCTCGAATTCTTCTTTCGTGCGTGCTGTCTTGTCCAGCTTCTCTCCATCGTCCAACGCATCGAGGCCATTGAAGTAGATGTCGTTGAAGTCTTCGAAGAAGCGCACAATGTTGCCACTGAAGTCCAGCAAGTGGCAGTCCTTCTTGTCGGTCTCAGGTGACGAGCGCAGGCCACGGCCCCACATCTGGATTGCAGTGCTCAGTGACTTGCGCAGAGGGCGTGCATCGCAGATACAGCCCACATCAGGCACATCAAAGCCCTTTGCCAAGGCTTCCACGCTGATCAACACCTTGAGGTGGCTGTTGGGCTTGCGGTACTCCTTCAAGAGGTTCTCGCGCTCTTTCGCAGTGGTGTCAGAGGTGAACACCGCCGCCATGATGCCTGCATTGATGAATTGCTTTGCCAACTCTTCGCAGTGCTTGATGGTGGCGCCGAACACAATCGTCTTGCGGTTGTCGCCGTACTTCTGCCAGTCCATCACGACATCGCCAATGATCTGCATGCCGCGCTCTTCAGCCGCACGATCAGTCCACTCGCCACCCTTCATCTCAGCACCGCTCATGTCTGGGCGATGGCAAGAGAAGATGCGCATGGGAACGAGCACGCCGTTTTGCGTGAGGTCGTACATCGTGGTGGCATTCACGAGGTTCGTGAATATCTTGCCCAAGCCCACAGTGAAGGGCGTAGCAGACAGGCCAATGACAGCGGCGCCAGTGTTCTTTGCGAACTCAGTCCACGCCTTGTATGTCGTGTGTGCTTCGTCCACCACCAGCACATCCATCTTGGGCCAGAACTCGCGCTTGGCAATCGTCTGCACTGATGCGATCTGCAACAGGTCATCAGGGCGACGGCGCCAATGGTTGGCTTGGATGATGCCGTGCTCGTTGAGGCCGTAGCGATCAGCCACCGCAGAGGTTTGGTCGATCAGTGTGGTGCGGTCGCACAGGAACACTGCACGCTTGCCCTTTTGCATGGCCTCGTTGCAAATGCGCAGGCCAAGGTAGGTCTTGCCAGCCCCTGTTGGGGCCATGATCAATTGGTTCTTGTGACCGTCCTTGAAACCCTGACGCAGTTCGTTGTGAGCATCGATCTGAAATTGTCGGGGTGTTGGGAATTTTGATCCATCATCGCGCTCACTTGACGCTAGGACTTGTGTCATTTTTTGCCTTTCAGCTTGTCGAGTTCTTTTTGCAACTTCTTGACCATCTTCACGGCCTCGTTGCGCTCATTCATGAGGCCATGCAAACGCACCTCCAGTTGACCGTTGAGCAGGTTCAGGCGCTTGATTTCCTCGTGCGCAGTAGCCAATGCATCGTCGGACTCCAACAGCTTGTACATGGCCTCCATGTCGGCCTGCACAGCCAATTCGTTGGCCTTCAACTCGTCGTCATCAGGTGCCTCACCTGCGGTTGGATCAGCCGGAGCAACAGGTGTTGTTTTTTCGCTACTAGTTGAACTAGTAACTACTTCGTTTTCAACTTTCTCTGCCTCCTCCTTGACCTTCTTCTCCATGTGGCGCTTGAGGTTTTCCTTCTGCTTTTTCTTTTTCTCAGGGTCTTTCACGCCAGCCACAAACGACTGAGACACCACGCAAATCTTTGCGATTTCGTAGTTGGACTTCTCAGCCAGCAGTGGGTTTGCCAACGCATCTTCGACGACCTTTTTCTTGTCCTCGAATGAGCGTGGCAGACCGTGCTTGGCGTTCACACCGTATGAGCGGATGACGGCCTCTGCTTGTGTGCCGGGCACATACTTCAGCGTCACCTCTTTGATGCCCATCAACTTGTAGGCGTGGTAGCGGTGGAACCCGTCAACCAACCAGTAAGTCGAGCCGTCGAAGTTGGTGTCGATGGGATCGAATTCGTACCCCTCCTTCATCATCTCGACCATTTGGTAGACATGCTGTTGATCGATGACGACACGCCCTTGTGTGCCGCCGTCGATACGGATGTCATTCAGTTTCACAGTTCTCATATCAATCTCCTTAAAAACCCAACATCGGGTCAATCAAACAAGTCCGGGCGCAGTTCTTTTTTTGTCACGAGACCTTGTGTGGCCTTCTCAATTTTTTTTGCTAACTCTGGTGACGGTCGTCGCGCCTTGCGGATCAACAGCCCCAACCAAGTTTGGGTGATGCCAAGGTACTCTGCCATCTCTTTTTTCGCACCGTATGGCTCGTCCTTGAAATACTGCTTCAGGTTCATGCAACCTCCTTTCTTTGCAAGAGTCTAACACAGAATCAAATTTCGTGTTATAGTCTTTCCACGGTCGCGTTGACCGGGTTAGTGTCCTACGGGACGGTTTACACAGGAGTAATCATGAGTTTTTATGTTGAAGACAAGGGCGGCAATTTCGAGCGTTGCCCCTCTGGAATGCACCTCGCTCGTTGCTATCGAATCATCGATCTCGGCACACAAAAATCAGAGTACATGGGGCAGACAAAGTACCTGCACAAAGTGATGTTGGGATGGGAAATCCACGGCATGCACGATGACGGCACGCCAATCAAGATGCAGGACGGTCGTCCCTTCGCCATCTTCAAAAACTACACACTCTCTTGGTCAGAAAAAGCAAACCTCCGTCTGGACTTGCAGTCATGGCGTGGTCGTCCGTTCTCGCAGGAAGAGATGCGCAAGTTCGACTTGAAGAATGTGCTCAATGCATGGTGCATGCTGAACATCATCGAGCGCCCCGGCAAGAACGACAACAAGATTTACACCAATGTCGATGGTGTCACTCCTGTGCCGTCGATCTACAAGCAAAACGGTTTGCCTCAAGCTGTGAACAAAGATGAGTTGTTCAACATCAGTGAGCCCAACATGGAAATGTTCAACGGTTTCAGCGACAACCTGAAGGCCAAGATTTCCAACTCACCAGAGTGGCAGAAGTTGCACGGCAAGATCAAACAAGAGGATCGACCAGATGTTGGCTCTGCACCGCCTGCATTTGATGACGACGATTCGATTCCGTTCTAAGGAGACCGATATGTCAGATTTTTTCAAGTGGTTGGGCGACTTTTGCCCACTCGTCTTGTGGGGGGTAATCTGGATTTCGGTCTTGCCAATGCGCTTGTTCTTGTTGGTGTTGCTACCCAAGAACGCCAGCGATTGGCACCACCCTGCTCACCCTTTGTATCAATATCTTGCGTTTGAGAGGTAAACCATGTGGCAATTTTTAGGCTTCGCCTGCGGGGCCGCATGGCTCACGCACATCTTCACCTGCTTTGCACAGGGTCTATGGGGCTTCTTGGTGGCTGGCGCCATCTTCTTCCCCATCGGCATCTTGCACGGGTTTTATCTCTGGCTTCATTAAGGACAACACATGAGCACAATCATCGCCCGGTCGGCTGAATACCATTGGTAGGTATACAATGAAGTCCTGTTCATCAAAAGGAAAGCCATGACGCAACAAGACTTCATTGACAGGTTTGAGTACCGAGACGGCAAATTGTTTTACAAAAAATCAGAAGGATGCATGAAGCAAAACTCTGAAGTAGGGACGGTGTGCAAAGGTGGATATTTGAAAACTTTGATTAACCGCAAACCATATCGTTTGCACAGAATCATTTTCATGATGCACCACGGTTACCTTCCTCAATTTCTTGATCACATTGATGGCAACCCAGCCAACAATCGAATTGAAAACCTGAGGCCAGCCACATCATCTCAAAACAATTTGAATCGTGGGAAACACAAACGAAACATCTCTGGATACAAAGGTGTCACATGGGTAGCTTCCTCAGGTCGCTATTCAGCACGAATTGCAGTAGGCAACAAAAGAATTTTTCTTGGGTACTTTGATGATCCAAAAAAAGCGCATGAGGCCTACTGTGAATTTGCTCAAAAAAATCAACCTCAATATGTGAGAACACAATGACAACAATTATTGCTAGGTCTTCGGAAAATACCCATTGGTACCGTCAAGACGGTGGCCCACAGTACACCGTGAAGGCAAAGGACGGCTCAGACCGCCCCACGACCCTCAGGGACGCACGAAAGATGGACTTGGTACCTTCGGTCACCACCGTCATGAAAATCGCCGCCAAGCCCGGTTTAGAGCAGTGGAAGCTGGAGCAAATGCTCTTGTCTGCCCTGACCTTGCCGAAGTTTGACCACGAGGACGAAAAAGCCTACATCGCACGCATCGTTGCCGACTCCAAAGAGACTGGTAAGCAGGCCGCAGAGAAGGGTACGCGCATCCACGAGTCCATCGAGTCATGGTTCGACGGCAAGAAGGATGTTGTCCACAAAGACATCGCCTTGGCCTTTGAAGAGCACATCTTCAACCACTTCAAAACCCACCCAGATCAACCATGGCTCACTGAGCGTGCGTTTGCATCACCCTTGGGCTTTGGTGGCAAGGTGGACTTGTTCTGCGAGGCTGACCAGCATGCGCCTGTGGGCATCGTGTTGGACGCCAAGTCGAAGGACTTCGGCCCCGACGACAAAGTGGACGCATACGACGAGCACCTGATGCAGTTGGCGGCGTACCGCAATGGCCTCAACCTGCCACACGCTCGTTGCGCGAATGTGTTCGTCTCTCGCACTCACCCCGGCCTTGTGAAGGTGGTCGAGTGGCCTGAGGAAGAACTGGTCAAGGGTTGGGAGATGTTCCAGTGCCTGCTTCGTTTTTGGAAACTCAAAAACAACTTCGGGGTATGACATGGAACCACTACAACAACGCGCATTCGAGTCTGCGATCAAGACGCTCCAGAACATGGGTTGCAAGTATGTGGTGATCGACCCAGACGGCAACAAGCACGGCACTCTTGAGGATGAAAAGAAGAAGAAGGTCTACCGCTACAAACACGGCGAGGTGACTGAGTTCATCAAAAACCAACTTGGTGGCAAAACACCAGAGGTCGGCGTGTCTGGTGAAGTTGACTGCGGCGCATTTGACCCTGAGACGGTGCGTAGTAGTTTGATCAACCTCACGCACAAAGAGTCCGGCAACGGAGCAATGACCACGCAGGTCAACCGCGACACAAACAGAGTAATTTTTTACAGAGCCTTTTAAGGAGAAAACCATGGCTGAACAACGCATCTACAAAGTCACCAACGGTGACAACACCTACCTCGTGCAGGCCGCAAGCCAAGCACAAGCCCTTCGTCATGTGGCAGGCAAAACCTTCACTGTCGAAGTTGCAAAGGCCATCGATGTCGCCACCCACATGATGCGTGGCGCCACAGTGGAAGTCGCTGTCATGTCGGCAGAGCAAACATCAATCGAAGGAGTCTGAAAATGAAAGTCACCCTTGAAGGCATCAAAGCCAAGATCAAGGGTGAGACCTATTTGGTCTTGCCCGACGGTCGAACCACACTGTGCATTCTCGACTTGGAGAATGGTTTCACCATCAAAGGTTTGTCTGCATGCGTAGACCCAGCAGAGTTCAACCGTGACCTTGGCCGCAAGTATGCGTTTGAAGACGCCCTGCGCCAGATTTGGCCTCTTGAGGGCTATCTGTTGGCCGAGCGCATGCTCGAAGACAAACAGATCGGTGAGATTGTTGACTTGGCTTTTGACAAGCGTGAAGGCGGCATCATCACCCCAAAGAAAAAACCTCACTGGACTCAAACCCCAGAGGGTAAGAAAAAGATGGCGGCACGCAAGAGCCGTTTCACTTTGAGCGCAATGGAAGTGAAAGCCATCAAGTCCATCAAAAATCGCAAAGGGCCACGCAAATGATTGAAAACAAACCAGTGCACGCCCCACTTGATCCATGGATGCATCGATCAAAAGGCATGACATGCTCCACCTGCATGTGGGCCAATCCAAAAGTTGGGCCAGACGGCAATGTGACGCTTGGTCGTTGCCGCCGTCACGCTCCAACAATGAACGGCTATCCAGTCATTTACATGACGGACTGGTGCGGCGATCACAAACTCGACGAGGCAAAGTTATGACATTCAAAAAAGAAGATGTGATGCAAGCCTTCTTCGCGGCTGGCTTAGAGGAGGAGTACAACTTCCTCGAAGACGACTTGATGAAGTTGGCGACTGCATTTGCCAAACTGCGTGATGAAGAGGTCAAAGAAAAAGTCTTCCGCGCAGTGAAGGCAGAGAACGAGCGATGCGTGATGTTCGTGCATAGCTTGAACCCAGAGGTTGCAAAGGCCCTCGAGGCCAAGAAGGGGCCGCTGTGATTCAAGCGATCATTTTCATCATCGTGGTCATCGCAATCTACGACGAGATAGTCAACTGAAAAAAGCCCCCTCATCGGGGGGCTTCTGAGGGGGCTACAAAAGGGCAACTGCAATGCCCTCATGCCGAGGAGACGGTCGGCATGATCAATCGAGACCAAACCCGCGATGCCTAAATGCTTTTTTAGGTGCTGGGGTTGGGTCTCCACCCGCTTGGATGTAATCCTTCAATTCGTTTGCAAGCGGCGCTCCAACGGCTGTCGCAACACCCACTGGAATGCCTACCTGTGGGCCAAACATGAATGGCGCCGCATAAGGTGCAATGGCACCCACACCAGATGTGAGCATGCCGATGTAGTCCCGCTCTCTGCGACGGCGATCAGCATCCGCTAGAGCCGCCACAGAGCCAGCGTATGGTGCCGCCTTTGGAACGACGGAAGCCGCACTTGCCGCGCTACCAAGGCCCGATGTAACAGCCGCAGGGATGTTGCCCTGTTGGTAGTTTGAGTAGGCGTCTTGAGCGTTGTACAGCGTGCCGTAGCCTGCCAAGCCACCCATCACTGGGCTTGACCCAGCCACGGTGCCAACGGCGTTTCCTAAGCCTGTTGCGGCGCGTTGCATGAGGCTTGGTTGCTTCGCTGGAGGTGGCGTGAAGCTGACTGGCTGACCCTTGGGCAACTGCTGAAGGCCACCAGCTTGAACCACCTGACCGTTTTCGACCTCAGGTTGCTTGAATGCATACGAAACACGAGGGCCACTACCAACGCTTGGGGTCTGCGTCAACAGGCCACCATACAGGGGGTTTTCTGCAAATTGATTGGGAGCAATTTGCTGGACTCGTTGCATGCCTTGTGTACGCTTTGCGCCGAGGTCGTGAGCACCACCAACATTCTTGGTCATGTCAAGGGCCTGCGCGGCCTCAATATCGGTCAATCCAAGGGCTTTTGCATAGTTGTATGGCATAACCCCTGTCTGGCCTGCCTGCATGCGTCCTGCGTCGGTTGTGCCCATTGGCACATTGACTCTGCCTGTTGGCTGTCTGCCTTGAGCACCTGCTTGGCCTGCGGCGTTGGCTTGATTGACTCTATTGCCTGCCTCAACAATTGCATTCACATCTTGCACTTGCGGGGCACGATTCAGGTAGTCGTATGCCTTCTTGTAAATTTTGATCGCGGGAACTTTTGCGGCTCCAAGAAACGCTCCAACACCAGCGCCAGCGGCGCCAGCAAGGCGTCGATCCGATGCGTTGTCTTCTTGCGGAGAAATTGTTGCAAGGGGCTGTGAGCCCATGTCAATTCCATCCCCTTCTACTGGTAGCGGCTCTGTAGAGTCCAAAGGCACAGAACCCATGTCCACCCCTTCGCCAGCAGGCTTCTCGCTGGGCTTGGTGTAGATGGTTTGAGGCAGTGCCTGCTCAGGGAAATGATCCATGGCGTCAGCCAAGTAAGTCGCCAGAGTCTTGTCGATGAACTTGGGATCGCCAGTCTTCGCATACTCAGAGTTCTCGCCGTAGCGATGCGCGGCGGCGATACGCAACGGATCACCCTCGAACTTTGGGTTGTTGGCGTGACGCACAAGGTTTTTGATGCCAGCCTCCACCGCCATCTGTGGGCTTTTCTTCATCATTTCATAGTCGTAGCCGTTTGCTTCCGCAGTGGCTTTGTTGACTTGGAATGGCCCGAACGCAGTGGACTTTTTGTCGGTGGCAGGGATGTGCTGGAAATTACTCTCAAGATTTGCAAGAGCAATCGCAAAGTCTGGGTCAATCCCAAACCTCTTGGCGTCCCTCTCAATCAATCGAATGATTCGTCTTTGGTCTTCTGACAACTCAGCCATGAATCACCTCAATCTGGTTTGTTTGCTCGTTCACGCAACTCTTTTGCGGTGGGCTTGTTTGACTTCTTGCCTTCGTCCTTGCCGCCCTTAAATGCGGCGTCGTCAATTGATCCACGCATGAATGCTGGACGATCACGAGTTGCAGGTGTGCGCACGATTGCGTCACGACGCTTGGTGGCTTCGTGCACGGCATCCTTGTACGCTGGAGTGATAGTCCAGTAGTTGGGATCGAACTGAGGCGTCTTGCTGGCTCTCTCCAACGCGAATTGGTTCTCGTACTTGTTGAGACCTTCGTTGGCGATGTAGCGAATACTGCGCAAGAACGCATCCTGCGAACCCTTCAGGTTTGGCAGTGACGCAAACTCAGATGCAGTGCGTTCGTTGGTTGGGTTGATCACAGCGTTTTGCATTTCAGTCTGCAAGTTGCCCATCAATTTCTCCAGCATGTTCAGCTTGGTCAATGCATCGCCACCACCCAAGCGTGCGCTTGTGGCGTACTTACGCATCTCAGCCAATGTGGATGAGAGGTTTTGGCTCTCAAGCATTTGACCGATGATGCCAGCGGGGTTGCCCTTCTCGAACTGCGCAAAGATTTGAGCCAATACAGGGTCGCTTGCGACATCGTGAATCTGTTGCGCGGTGTCGTACACCTTGCGACCGCTCTGTGCTTGTTGGTTAACCTCTTTGGTCAAGCCTGAATATTTTTCTTGCTTCAGTGTGTTGTAGTCGTTCACCTCTTTGCGATATTGCTCTTCAGTGAGTGAGTCCACATCGAGGCCGGGGATTGGCGTGCGACCTGAAGCGGTCTTTGCTGGTTGTGCCGTGGGCTCTGCCGGAGTGCCTGCGGGTGCACCGGGCTTTCTCAACAGCCACTCTGGGGTGCCTGCGGGTGGAATTACGCCGGGGTTGTTGCGCAAGAACTCACCAAACTGATCCATTGTGAATTGAGGGCCCAGCTTGTTCACTGCATCAGCAAAACTTGTTGCAGATGTGATCGCCGCACGGATTTGCTCGGCTTGTGAACGCTGTGCAGACGCACCCACTTCGGCGCCTTTGGTGGGGCCTTCCGTAAGTGCGGTGATTTCCATTTGCTCTGTGGGTGTTGGCGTGCGCTTCTCGCCAGTAATCCGTTCTGCAATACCTGCGGCTTTGCCCTTTTGCTTCATGCCAGCTTCGTATGCGGCAAGTTCAGAGCGTGCACGGTACAGCGGCAACTGAATGTCGCGTTGCTTTTCGGCTTGTTCGCCAAGGGCTTGTGCCGCATTGCCAAAAGACGCCATAAATCCACCCAGTGTGGGCTTGGCAAATCCTGCGGCAACACTCCAAAGATTGGGTTGTTGGTAACGCTCTTCGAGTGATTTCACAAAACCACGCTGGGCTTCCAACAACTTGTCGGCATCTGCTTTTTCCATGCCGTACAAGTTCTCTGGCTTCTTGCCAGTGATCTCTTGCTGAGACAGCAAGCTGAGTGGGCTAATGTCAGCCATGGCTTAACCTTTCTTTGACGGCAAACCGCCGCGATTCTTAGTTGACATGCAACCGATTTGGCCTGAAGCAATCATCTTCATCAAACCGCCACGAGCCATTGAGTATGGTGAGCAAATACCACCTGCGTTGCACACCATGCCTGCGCAAATGTCCGACGATGGCATGCCACCTGCGGCCTGCTCAGTGATGCAACCGATTGAACCACCTGCGGCTCTGGCTTGAATCAAGCCGCCATGAGCGGCTTTTAGACCCAACTCTCTGTCCAAGTCTTCGCATCCCGTAGAGCCAGTGCCAGTAGATGTTGACTCAGGTATCACATCAGAATTGGTTGTCCAGCTTGGGGACTTGCCTGTGAACATTGATTCCAAACCGCCCAAAGTTTTTGTGGCAAGCGTGCCAAGACTGTTTGAGCCAGTGATGTTCTCCAGCATGTTTTTGTTTGTTTTGGGGTCGTTTTGCAACAAGGCGCCCAAGCCAGTACCGACGGCGGCAACACCAGACAGCGGTGACATGCACAGCGTGGTCTTGGTCGATGTTGGGATGCTGTAGCCCTGCAACAAGGTGGACAGGTTTGCCAAGTTGGTCAGAGGGAAGTTCTGCTTGTTTTGCTCGATGGTTTGCTGTTGACCACCAAGGGTTGCCAAGGCGTTGATACAGGCCAAATTCTGAGTGCCTGCTTGTGTGCCCAAGGCGCCCATGGTTTGGCCTGCTGTATTCAGCAATTGGCCTTCGTTTGCCGCCGCGCTTGCCGCAGTTTGACCCGCAGTGAGGTTGGCTTGGTTTTGCGCCTGCTGTGCGCTTGCGGTCGTCTGAGCGGCTTGACCCAATGCGCCCTGCTTAGACTTCGCCGCGCACAGTGCAGTGGTGTAGCCCTGATTCAGCATTTGAGCGATCTGGGTGTTGAGGTCTTGCTGTGCCTGCTCTTGGATTTGACCCAGCACTTGAGCGCCACGGCGTGATCCAAATTGACCAGAGCCCACCGCCGCCGCAGTCGCCGCAGGTGACAAGTTCTGACGAATGTTGCGCTGGGCAATATCTGACATATTCTGCACGGCTGTCTGGATGTAGGGGCTCATGTACTGAGACGCCAAGCATGCCAAGTTGAGGTTTGCGCCTTGGCAGATCAGTGGCTTGGCGGCGCACAGTGGGCTTGCTGTGGTGCCTGCTTGCAGGTATGGCAATGCGGCGCCTGTGACATCCTGCCCGGCGGCTTGGCCCACATAGCCCTGACCAGTTTGGAATGCAGGCTGTTGGGTGCCAAAGTTGGTGGCTACCTTGCAAAAGGCTTGCGTCTGTAGCGGTTGTTCACCAGCAAACTTTGCTTGTCCTGCCGCCTCTTGGCCTTTGGTCGCAAGGCCACTCAGGTAGTCGGTGTAAAAACCCGGCGCTTGCGTCGCCTGAGTTTGTGAGGATTGGAGCATGTTTGCCATGATTAACCTTTCATACCCTTGATGTAGTCAAGCGGTGATTTAGCCTTGGGTGGAATTTTACTTGTGGGTGCTGATCTTTTGTGCGCGCGCAGTTTCTCACGCATGCCGTCCAAAATCTTGGCGCCTGCCTTGTTGTCGCCACCACCCAGTGCAGTGACGAACCCGGCAGGGAACACATACTCGCCGTCAGCGATCTTTGCAGGCACTGGTTTGCCCCCGGCGGTGTCCTTGTGTGGCACCTGATGCAAAAAGCCCTCCAAGACCTGTTTTCCGGCCTTGCTGGAGCCGTCTCCGAGCGCCGCAACCACATCAGCATCCATCACATAGTCGCCGTCGTGCAACATGGCTGGAATGTCGTCTGATTGGCCTGTGCCACCACCGCAAGCATAGTAGCCTGTCAGGCCAGTCACGAACTCAGGGTTGTGCCCCTCAGGTGCGGCCTCTTGGTACTTCGCTGGGAGGCCACCACGGGCCATGCCACCAATGTTGCCCGAGGAGGCGATGTGGCTTTGCATCTGCTTGAGCGGGTTCAGCGTGGGGCCTTGTCTCTTAGAGCCAGCCTGCAACATGCCGCCACTGGTTGGGTAGAACTTGGGCACAAACTTGCCCATGGCGCCCCATGTTGAGCAAAACGCCGAGTCTGATCCAGTTGACTCCACCGAACTGCCTGCGGCGTAGCCATTGATGTTGCCTAAACCACTGATCACGGGAGTCTCCTGACGAAAGATGTTGGCGCCGATACCACGATCAGCTAATGCACTGCCCAACTCGGGCGTGATGCTCTTGTAGATGTGGTCAAGGTCGGATGGTGACGCCTTGATGCCTTCACCGCTCTCGCAAGGCAATTTGTTGCGAAGCATTTGCTCCTTGGTGCTCAACCATGGCACATTCATGTCGTAGCCACCCATGGCGGCACAAACTTGACCTGCTCGTGCTTTGATGCCTGCCAAGCGTTTTGTCTGCTGATCGTTAGCCAGCACAGCGTTCTTGACGAAGTTCAAGCCCTGCTCGATTTCTTTCTTCGTCAGCGGTGGGTCGTAGCTTCCGGGTGTGCCTTCGCTTGGCGGCTCCAAGATGTCGGAACCGGACACGGTCTCACCTGAACTTTGCAGGTAGTCCATGTTGTAGGTCTCACCGTCTGGTGTCGTCCATGTCCTAGTCTCTGGGTTGTAATCGTACCCATCCAATGTGATCGTGCCAGAGGTGTTGTCCAGAGGCGCCTGCAAGCCACCAATGTCGGACTCGATGTATTCGCCAGTGATCTCGTCGTAGTAGCCGGGCCCCGTGGCAGTCGTTGGCGTTGTCAACGGGAAATCCATCGGGATGGTTGGGTCAGCCGCCAACACATCCTGCTCTGTTGGGCTTGGTGCGTTTTCGTAGGCTTTTTCTGCCTGTGAGCGTGACCAGTCCTCAAAGTTTTGATCGGAGATGCTCTTTGCGGTGTTACTGATGGCGGTATTCAAGCCGCCAGAGATGGCACCCTGCTCAATGTCGCCACCACGAAGAGCGGCACCCGATGCGCCTGCCGCACTGCCACCTGCAATGTTGCTACCAGTCTCTGCGGAGACGCCTTGACCAACTTGTGATGCGGCGTATGAGATTGCGGCCTGCTTTATCGCCTCCTCTGGGCTTGCGCCATTGGCTATTGCAGAGGCGCCTTGGATGTAGGGGATCAAGTAGTATTGCTGTGTCGCCATCGCCATCGCAATAGCCGATGTTTTGATCGGGTCATCAAGTGCGGCGGTGATTGTGTTGTCAACCGCAGTGACGGCCTTGTCCAACACATCGCCAACAACATTTCCAACTCCGGATGCGACATTGCCAACCGCAGTCGCTCCACCGTCAACGATGTCAACAGCAGTGTCTTTCAGGTCTTCTGCGGCATCCAATACATCGTCCACGATAGGTATGCCGCCACCACCATGCAGTCGAATGCGTCGGTCGCCGCAATGCTTAAATGCCCCGAGGGGCAACATTCCAAAATGTGGGTCTAATCTCATACCTTAGCCATCCAGTTGTATTGAGGTAAGTCCGATTCTTCGACATTAACTTTTGCTCGACGCAAAATTGACAAGATCGCCTCGTTGTCTGCCTTGCCATACACGGCACGCAGGTTTGTTTTGCGAACTGTTTCGATGAAGTTGCGCAGTGAAGCCACCAGCGAAAGAGGCGCATCTTTGGTGAAGAGATGTAACTCAGCCGCCTCTGGAGAAAAGCGAGTTAACAGCAATACCGTATTGCCAGATTGCAACAGTGTGGCGTTTCCTTTTTTGACCATCAACGCAATGGTTCTTAGCATTTTTTCTGGGTCAATATTGCGACTCAATGCGTCTTCACGAATAATTTCCGATGGTGTCATGTATTCCCCACATTCAAAATTCCGACCGCCTGCTCTGCCCACGGTCTCCAGTCATCAAATGCTCTTGAGTCTGGCAAGCCTGATTGCTCAAGGCCACCAAACACAGAAAAGCCATCGACCCACTCCCTCCAGTGCTCTTCGTCTACAACGGAGAGTTGACGGGTTGCAAACAACTCGCACATCAGCTTGCAGTACTGAGGCCATTCCATTCCGCGAGGGTCGTAGGAAACCATTATGGGTTACCTGTTCCACGGACATCGCCTGTGTCGAGGCTTAACAGCACACGACCCATGAAATAGTCACCGTTTTGGGTGTTGCTTCTAAATTTCAAACGCATCTCACGACGCTGTTCGCGCATGTCCACCTTCAAGGTGGTTGGGTCGAATGGGTAAGGGTCGGACGGTTGATCAGTGTCTTCAGCATAGCCCTTACCAGTGACCACCACGGTCATCTCATTGACTTGCACAAAGTCGGGTTCGATTCGCTCACAGCGAGTCCAAATGTTGTCGCCGGGCTGTTCGACAGCACCCACCAAACCAGCACGAGCACCGATCACATTCGTCTCGAAGAATGAGTCAATCGCGTTGACTTGATTGGTGTAGACCTCGTTGGTGCCTGTCTCGTGTTGCCACAGCGTGTAATCGCCAGTGGTGTTGACCTCGTTGCCGGCCCAAATTGGCTTGCGGAACACCTCAGAGAACACGCCAGCAGAGCGACGAGCGCCTAATGCTTTGCCTGCGTCGTACCAACATTTTTCGCGCACATTGTAAATAATGGCGTCGTTGCACTCAGTGCTAGACCCGCTTGGGAAGAACCACCAAATCTCACCCCAACGAGGCACCTTGCTCACCCACACTTTTTGGCGTTGGACATAGTTCAAGTTGTCGAAGAAGTAGTTGAAGTTTTGCTTGTTGTCCACCTCTTGCACGACACCGTTGTACATGAGGAAACGATCAGAGCCCACCCAGTAGAAGATGCCGTCGTACTCGATGACGCACTGGCTCGACAGAATAGACGACTGCTGAGTGATCAGGTCGTACTTCCAGTAGAAGGTTTGACTGCCCACGGTGGTGGGCGCGTAGGTGACCCGCACCACGGAATCTAAAGTCCAGAACAGGCCAGCAGGTGATGTTGTGCCGCCACGCACGGGCAGGCCCTTCACCACCTTGGTGGAGGCCACATTGTTCTCGTTGGAGTCAGCGGATGTCCAGTTGTTGAAGTCGCCTGCCGCGCAGTTCTTGATGAGGCCGTTGTTGCCATACGCAAACAGGTATGGGAACAGCATCACGATGCCGCCAGACACCGACACATTGTTGTCAAAGGTCAGCGTGACAGTGCCGGATGCAGTGGCGTTCTTGTCCAGAGTCACAGTCCATATACCGCCAACTTCAAGCGCCGAGACGATTGTGGTGTTGCTTGGGATGCCGGTACCAGTCACGGTCACCCCTGCGCCCATTGCCGCATAGGTTTGAGCAAATGTCACGGTGGGTGATCCGCTTGTGGTTGTGCCCGATGCAGTGAAGATGCCAATGGGTGCCAGCGTCTCACCGGTGAACAAGCCAAACATTGGACGAGTGTTCACGGTTGATGTGAGGTCTGCAAGATTTTGGCCGGGGTGAGCGATCAGGTTGTTTTGACCATCGCCTAATGCGTCATAGCCGATGTCGAATTGCCACAGTGTGTTGGTGTTTGGAGCATAGGTTGTGAGGTTGTCCACATACCCGGCAAAACCAGTGCCAGTGCCACCAATGTCGGCGGCGTTGATGGTGATGGCTTCGTTGTGGATGTAGTCAATGCCAGCGGCGGTGACCGTCACGCTGAAGACCAAGTTGCTCGACACCACCACGGTAGCCAACGCGCCCGTGCCTGCCACTGCATTCAGCGGCACATTGGTGTATGTTCCATTGGTGTAGGCCGACCCTTGGTTGGTGATGGTGACGGTTGATAGTGGGCCGACAGGCTCAATCGGAACAGGGCCAAAGCCCACAGCATCGTCGTTGTCAGTTATCCATCTCTCGATACCGTTGTTGTAGCCAGAGATCACATAGTTGAGCCCGTCGCTGGCACTCATGATCATTCCACGGCTTATCCCCGTAGCGTCCAAAAATGACCCGTTGTACCCACCGATTTTTCTTGGGCGGCTGTACTGGAACCTCACCCACTTGCCGTCCACATAACTCACCGATGCGAACTGGGTGCTGTCCCTCTGAATCCCCGGCCCGACCTGTAGGGTGACGACCTTCGCTGTCATCAGAATGCTCCACCGTTGATACCCACTGGCAAAAGCAAACCTGTCGATGTCAACTTACCTGCTTCGGCTCCGTTGATCGCAAGGCCAAGCTGGTTGGTCGCGGCAAGGAACAAGCCTGTAGTTGCGCTACCAGAGAATGACAACGAGGGTGCGGCGGCAGAGCCGTTACCCAAGGTCAATGCACTGATGAAGCTGGTTGTCGCGGTTTGCGCGTTGTAGATGTTTGTGCCGTCGCAGATCGCAAGAATGGTTTGACCCTGAGGCAGAACCAAAGTCAATGCACCACCACCAGCGCCAGTGCTGAATGTCAGCGTAAAGGAGCCGGTTGTGGTGTTGCGAAACGAATACAACTGCACTGTCGGTGGCACGATGACCGTGCAGTTCGATGTGAGCGTGCCTGTGTATTCTTGGATGATGTTTGAAGCCTCGGCAGAGGTCAAAGTCACTGTGCCACCGGTCACATTCTTTACCAACTGGGTAAAGAAAAACTCGGCAGACTGACCGTATGCGTATGAATACCAGTTCAAGCCATTTGACACAACAACGAACGACTCGTTGATTTGCAGTTGCGCACTCACTTGACCATCGATGGTGTCCGTGCCAGACAGAGCGATGTTGCAGATGCCTGTGCCGTCGTTCTTGATGACAGCAAACCACTGTGAGCCCACACCAACCGCTGAAGGCAGTGTGATCGTGCCCGCGCCACCTTCCCAAACCAACAAGGACGAGCGGTCATTGATGCCGACCAAGTAGTCCGAACTGATGAGGGTCACAGGGGTCGCTGTGTTCAGCGTGGTGCTGATTGCCTTGAGTCCGTACCCGGCCAGTGTGGCGGCGTTGGCTGACGATGTGCCAGCGCCGAAGGTCACGGTCTCCCACGAGCCATTGATCGTGGTGTTGTCGGTCACATAGATGTACTCTGCGATGCCAGATGCAATCGCCACGATGGTGTTACCACTCGTGTCCACCACGGTGAACGAGTTCGATCCGATGTTGCGCACCAGCGTACTCTGACCCACAGACACTTGCGTGGCTGGAGGCATGAACACATCAAGACCTGTGGTGGTGGCGGTGATCTCGATGATGTTGGCGACAACGCTGTCAGTGTTGCCGTTGATGGGCCACTGCAAAACGGTATCGGTGGAGATGGACAGTTGCTCGTAGCCCACCTGTGATGGGCTGACCGTCTGGCCTGTGTAGGGCGAGGTATATGTTGTCATGCTATTTCCCTTTGTGCTTTTTTAATCGCCATGGTTGCCGCAAAAGCCGCCTTCCTTTTGGCTACATGCTCAGGGGATTGCGCCACCCCTTTGCGTCCATTTGGCTTGCCTTTTCTACCGTTGGGCTTACCTTTTCTAGCCGCACTTATTTTTTCACCAAGTTGTTTCCTCAACTCTGAATCGGCCCAAGTTTTTTTATTGGACTCTCTGATTTTTTCTTTGTGCTCTTCGGTCTTTGCCATGCCCATAGTCCCGTCGCCACCATCAGTCATGTTGTAGCCATGGGGCATCTTGGTGTTGTGCTCGGCAATAAGCATGCGCTCAATCATCTTTGCTGACTCGGCATCAAAGGCGTCTGCAATGTGGGTAAAAACAAAAGCGTCGATGCCATACTTTTTGATGGCCTTGTGGATCAACTGCCCTTCATTGGCGTTGCGGTGCCGTCTCCAACGAGTTTGCAAGTCTGCCGCGATGCCAACATACTGTTTGGCATTTGCAGTGCAGGTGATGATGTAGACCGAATACATGATTAAGAATCCACTGCGACGGCTTGACGATCACCAACACGCGCCACATCCTCTGCTTTGAGGGCTTGGAGCGATTCAGTATATTTTTGCTGGAAGATTTGACGCTGGTCGTTCTTCAAGAACTGCATGGCCTGCAACAGCGTGCCAAACAGCATGGCGTTGGGCGCGTTTTGAGTCAGCCAGTTGGTTTGGTTGGTCGAACTCAAGGGAGAGATGCGCTCGTAGTAGAGCACCTCAAATGCATAGTCATCGTCTGGTGTTGGCGCAAGGTACCAGTGCTCCCAGTCGGTGTCGGCGTAATACAAGGGCACATCAGTCTGGTCGGCGTCAGGCCAGTAACTCTTGAGGTATTCGTACCTGCGCAGGTAGACGGGTTGCTTCTTCCCAGCGACGGTCACGCTCATCGACACCGTTTTGCGCCAGCGTGCAGGCTTTTGCAGGATGGCGTTATCGGCGGTCATGTTGGCCTCAACGACCTGCAATTGACCCAGCGTCTTGATTTCCTGAGCGATTTCAAACTCAGCCAGTGAGATGAATGTGGGGATGGCGTTGACGACAGCGGTGTCTTGCCGCTCCAAGTACTGAAGCACCATGGAGGTCAAACTATCGTAGGTCATCACCCATGATGGGGTAGTCGTCATTTCAGTCCTTCACTTTCGGGTTATTTTCTCACCAGATAGCCTCAGCATCAAGCATACGGGCGAGTGCCTGCCTTGTCGATGATCAGCTTGGACTTTCTTGGTGCGTCGCCCTCGTTGGTGGTGATCGAAACATGCGTCCAGCGGTCGAATTCGCGGATGACCTGCTGGTAGGGCAGGTTGCTGTTGATGATGGCCTTGGTGACCTCGTCAGGGGTCATGCCGGGCACACGGATGTCAGCGGCACAGCCACGGCGGTGGTCGCTAGTGTTCTTGGAGCCCACGGCGGTGTTGACAGCCTCGGAACGAAACGCGCTGTTGACCATGATGGGCTTACCACCCAAGACGGTCTTCAAATCCTCCAAGAAGGCCGCAAGACGACTCAGGTTAGCCACGGCATTCACCGTCACTTCTTTGCCGTCTATGACGCACTTTTCGGCCTCTGTGGGGGTGTTGTCGTGCTCACGGTGGTCGGTGTGTGTCAGTTCTTCAAATGTGAAGTGTTCGCTCAAATTCATGATTTACCCCTTTTTGCCCATAACTTTTTCGAGTGTGCGACCGCCAAAGTAGGCCAACATCACGATTTGACCCCACTGTCCGAGCAGAGTGACATAGGTTTCGTTGACGCTCAGGCCAAAAGCCGACATCAAAGCAAACAGCAAGTACGCGCTCAGGATGTAGATCAGCGTCATGGGTCGAATGTTTTTTGACAGCCACGAGTCGGACGCCATGTCGGCCTTCCAGCGGTCGGTCACATTCTGTTGCTCGACCTCAAACGCCTTGGTGTCGATCTCTCTGAGTTTCAGTGCCAACTCTGGGTTGGCCTCAAGCGCGGCGGTCACATCAGTGATCGATGCAGGCACGCCCAGCTTGTCAGCGATGGCTTTGACGGCCATGCCACCCATGGGGCCAGCCACTGCGGTAGCCAGCGCGGGTGCGGCGCTCTTCAAAATGTCGAGTAATTTGTCCATTTCAGACTCCAAACAGGGCGATGCCGAACAGGATCACACCGAGTGATCCAACTGCGACACCAGAGTAAAACAAGGGCATAGACACCGCAAGAATCGCGGCAGTGGACAGCACCAAGCCCAATTGCATGAGCATGGCTGAGTAGGTGTAGTAGGGCGCCTTGGCGCTCAGGGCCTTTTGCTCGGCCTCCAGAGCCTCTGCCTTGGCCTTGATGGCCTCCATGTCCTCTTTCATGCGCTGTGCGTCTTGTGGACGGCCTGCGGTCTCATAGATCACCGAGCGCACATTCTTAGCCTGATACCAAGCCCATTGGTTGTTGGCGGCAATGATGTCCTTCATGATGCGGCCAGAGTTGCTGTCCTTGAAGAAGCTGTTGATGGCGACCAATGCCGCGAGGACGATCAATAGAACAGCGGCACGGCGCTTGATGATGATTTCCAACTCACTGCGAGTCAATTGCTTTTTCTCTGTCATTCTTCCTCCACTTTGCTCATTGCTTTCAATAATTTTTCCAACTTTTCACGCTCATCTCTGAGCACCAGTGCTGTCTTTGCTGATTCGCGTTGGTGGTGCTCGAGTTGCTTGTCTACTGTCATCAATCGCAACAAGAAGTACGCAAGGATGATTGACAAAACCAGCACCACAAAAATCAGCAAAGCGATCACTGCATTGTCTTCGTGTTTAGCCATACAGCGCCCATCATCATCCAAAAGAACCAGACCAATACCAACGACCAAAAAATTGTCATGTTGCGGTCTATGCGGTCACTACGAATTTGCGCCTCTTGCGCTTCTCTTTTTGCTTTCTCGCGTCGTTGCTTCAACTGCCTCGCCGCTTGCCCTGCCTTGACCTTGTCCTGCATGTCTTTGAACTGAGTCCATATGGGCCCAAGTTGCCATGGCGCCCCGCTCATCAGCGTGCTGAGGGTTGGGTATGCGCTGTCCAATTCGGCCTGCAATTGCGTCAGTTCAAGCACTTCTTTTGAGTTGATTTCGTCCTTTTCAAAAACTTCTTTGTATCGGTGTTCGGCGTACTCTTTCAGCTTGCCGTAATTCTCAAACCATATCCCAAGGTGTTCAATGAATTGTTGAACGACTTCGTCTTGAGTTGGGATGTGGTCGGTGTATTCTTCTTTGGCACGGGCCTTCTTTTTCGCCACAGGCTCGGCAACTGCGACCTTGGTACCTTGGGCTGGCTCGGCGGGTTTTGGGGCTCGGAAGAGGCCCTGTAGCCATCCCCAGAGGCCAGTGACCTCACGATAGATGGTCTTGGCATCATTGACCGCTTGCTCTGCGGTTTTCTTGACGCGCTGTATCTCGACTGTGCCTTCTCGAAGGCTGTCGCAACAGTACTGAATGCCGCTGTAGGCGGCACGCATTGCCCCAAGAGCAAGTTGGATGCTGATGGGGTCAAGCACATCTTAGAGGCCGAGTAGTTTTTTGAGGAATTCGGCGGCAACGCCGGGGCCAAACAGCACTGCAACGATCACGCCGTACAACAGCATTTCGATCTTGCTCATGCGCTTGTCGCCCTCACGCAAAGAACCATCTATGCGGTTGTATCGTTCCGCACAGATGGCCTCGTGAACAGCCAACTTGGTTTCTACTGACTGTTCGCTCATCATCACTCCGCAGGGGCGTCAGATTTCGGCTGGTTTGCTACTTCGTTTTGCAACGCTTGAACCAACTGGAACACTTCCTGATATGGACGAGTTCCAAGGTAGCCAATGATGCCATTGAGCAATTGGGCAGAAATTTGCAGTGTTTCCATTTTTTTATCTCCAAACACGCCGCCAGAGTGGGGTGGCGGCTTCCCCTTATTCGTCAGCAGGCTCTGGTTGATTGCCCTCTTCCAGCCATTTCAAATAGGCTTGGTAGTCTGAATTGGCGGGGTCGCACGGGATGAATGCGCTGTCTGCAAGACGCTTAACATACTGCGACTCAGAACCTGTCAGTGGGTCATTGAATTTTTTGTACATAACTTACTCCTGTTTACAGCTCGGCAGATGCCGTGAAATGCCAAGCAAGGCCGTTTGCGGCAGTCATGCCAGTATCACGAACAACTACCAAGTTGTAATCGCCAGACTCCGCGCTGAGTAATGCGGTTTGATTATTTGCGTTTGTTGAGCCAATAACCAGTGAAGTAATCTTTCCAGAGTTTCCACCTTGGTCATAGAACACAACAGTAGGGTCAGCCCTTTTCTGAACTTTATAGCCACAAGAATCAACAATATAAGATGTTGTAGTTGGCGAGCTTAATAAACCAAAAGCAACTCTATTATTTTTTGAAGTTGCTGTGCCGGGTACTGTTCCGATTGCGTATGTCTTCTCGTAATATCGCTGGCACAAAGCCAACTCAGTGCCAATCGAACGGAAGTCAAACGATGTGGCTACAGTGCCTACTTCGAGTTGAACGCCTGTGATGTAGAAGGTGGCCCCGTTTGTTCCGACTACAGAGGTTGCACCCGTAGTTGAGTAGTAGTTTGCCGCAACCCAAGCGTTTGCTGTGCCACTAAATGTAGACCCAACCCCAATACCAAAATTAACAAGCACCCCAACGGAGTTGTTGGTAAGCCAAGTGCCAGAAGTGTCACCAACAATCGTGATTGTTTTTTGCTCCCATGTGTTGGCAGAACTGATTGAATAGCTAAACGGAAAACTTCTGTCTTGTGCGTTGTTTTGTATTGAACCGCCAAAAGTTCCAGTCAAAGAACTGCGAACCCAAAATGACAATGTGACTGTTTTTGCGTTGGCTGTTCCCCACCCCAAATCGGAAACATTAAACCCCTCAATTCTTTGAGCAATGCCATAAATGTTTGTCGAAGCGTCAGCGGTGGCGGTAGAAGATGTTACGCCCAGATATTTTGTGAATCCAGTAGGAGGTGTTACAGAGCCTGCATTTTGTTGCACTGTGTACTTGCCAGTAACAGCACTGCCTGCGTAAGAATACCCAAGCCACCTGTCTAAGCTATAACCAGCATTTATCTGCGCATAACTAGCCCCCGCATTGCGCTGGTCGATGTCCATCTCTCCATTGATGATGCGATTCTTAAAAGATGTCGAATTACCAGCGCCCAGCGAGTAGCCGGACTCTGTGGTCATCTTTTCTGCTTGTACTGTTCCGAAACTCATGCTTGGCCTCCTGCGGCTTGAGCGACTACATTTGCATCGTATTCAGCCCTGCGTTCTGCCGCGCTTTTTGCATTTGACGCAAGGACAATCTCTTCTTTTGTTCCAGAGATTGACCCACCAGTTAATGTGGCTCGTTCCAGTTCAATTTGAACTATCTCGTCAATTGCAATTCGGCAACGCTCATGAACCACATTCTCGATCCACTCTTGAGCGGAAACGGAAACAAACTGAAGAGCCTTCTCTTCTGCGTCGCTGATAGTGATTGTGTAAATTTTTGACATTTTTATACCCTTATCCTAAAAGGAACCCAGAAAACCAACTGATGATTTCAGTCGAGCCTTGAATAGACACATCTTGAGCGCCGCCTTGAACAAAGCCTCGCATCGAAACGGCATCTCCAGCGGACAACTGAACTGTTGTGGAGCCATTTACCACGCAAAAAGCAGTACCAGTTCCAGCAAGATACATTCGTCTGTCAAAGAATATACGACGAGAATCAGAGTTGATGCCCAACCAAAATTCAGTACCTCTTCCAACAGCAGAGGCCGAATACAAAATTTGAGATTGGAAGCAGTATCTGCCGTTTATCGGGGCAGTAAACAACCCAGTTGAAGTGTTGTAGTTGTTCCCAATGTTTGACTCAAAAGCGCCAGTGGTTGAGTCTGGAACAAACGTATAGTAAATGGTGTTACCAGTGACGTTTGTCTGGTCAGTAGTTCGTCTAGCCAAAAACATTGGCCTAAACGGAGTTGTTATTCTTCCCGTCGAATCCATCACAAAAGAACTGGATGGGGCGGATGCGTTAACACTGAACTGAGAGCCGAGTTGACTCGGAGAAAGAGTCGAAGCAGAAGACAGCAACGTGCCAGTATTGTCTGGCAGTGTCAGTGTGCGGTCGGTGTTGCTGTTTGGGCTGGCAATCTGGAAGATGCCTGTGCCGGAAGCGTTTCCGGCGAGTTGAACTTTAGACATTGCGTGCTCCTTCTTGTGCCGCCAACTGTGCTTGATACGCCGCGATGCACTCAGGTGTCCATGCCACAGTTGCGATTGCAACCACTTGTGCTGGTTGACCTGCGAGGTCTTGACCCGGTGTCAACGATGTGCGGTGAAATGTTCTTGCGATTTGATTGCCGTCTTCAACAACAGTCGTTGCTTCACGATAAAGCACGATGCCGTTTTCAGTCACGGTGATCTGATCGACTTTTGTTTCTTTGGTAATTGCCATTTTCTTTCCTTGTGTCTGGTCAAACTATTCTGGTCTGACTATGGGTTAAACGGTGTATGTGGCGCAACCATACAAATAGGTTGTGTTTGTAAATGCGCTATCGGTAATAGTGCTGACAGATGTTGCTGGGGCCGTGTTGATGAGAATGAAATAATTTTGGCCTGCCTGCACATAGCCGCCCGGAGTTACAGAAGTTGCCATTGCCCAGTAGTTTGGGATAAAGCTGGCTCCTTCAGCATCTCCTCCAGTTGAGTTGGTAAACGGTAAACCCGCAACCCTTGCCGCTCCAGTTGCAGAGCCTTTATTCGTCAAAAGAAAATAAACCCAAATGGTGACCTGCCTACCTACCTTTACATATCTTCCAAGTTGTGTTGCATAGGTAATGCCTGTTGACGCGAGGTTGAATGTGATCGTTGGAGTCCAAGTCCCCTCTTCATAATCATCCAGCGTGTTTGCGTCTGTTGATGCTGATTGAGTTGCAGGGAAAGTGATGCCAGCACCAGAAGCCGAAGGAGTTGCGCCACCAACGCCGATGGTTGATGCCGAAATAACTGTACCTGAGTTGGTTGTAATTCCGTTTGTGCCGTTGATGACGACTGCCATATTCTTCTCCTTAAATCACTGTCCAGACAGAACCGCTCGATACCGTCACGGTGATGCCTGAGTTAACTGTTACTGGGCCAGCCGACATTGCGTTGGAACCTGATGGGACTGTGTAGTCAGCCGACACGGTCTGGCTGTTCACGAAGATGCCGTTGCCTGCAACCATCTCGCTCGACTGGAGTTCGCCAGTGCTTGGCTTGTACAGCAACTTGGCATTGCCAGTGTACAAATTCTCTGCGGTGCCGCTTGTTGCCGCCGCAAACACTGGGTACAGGTTGCTTGATGTTGTTGTGTCGTTGCTCAGTGCAGAGCCACCAATCGATTTCCATGCAGGTGATGAGCCACTGTAGCCCTCGAACTGATTGGTCGTGGTGTTGTAGCGCATCATGCCCACCACGGGTGAGCCGGGCTGTTGCGCAGTCGTGCCCTTGCTGATCGTCAATGCGCCTGTTGAACTGAATGTCGAGTCGGTTGTCGCGGTCAACGCGCCAGTGATCGCCAGTGTTGTGCCGTTCCATGTCAGGTTTGACGAGTCGGACAGCAAGCCACTTGCGCCAGCGAAAGTCACGCGACCTGAGGTCAATGCGCTGTTCTTGATGCTGTTGGCAGTCAGGTAGGTGCCGTCCCATGTCAGGCCAGCGGCGTCACTCAAGAGGCCAGCAGTGCCTGCAAAGGTGATGCGACCGCTCGTCAGTGCGCTGTCCTTCAGTGAGGTCACCGTGAGGTTCGTGCCGTCCCAAGTCATGCCTGAGGACGCGCCAAACACACCGTTGTTGTTGAACTGGAGTTGGGTATTCGAGCCTGCGACGACGCCTGTGCCGCCCTTACCAGCCAACACCTGCACAGTGCCAGCGCTGTCTTTGTAGAACAGCTTGCCGTCGTAGTAGTTCAACGCCAACTCGGCGCCAGATGAACTGCTTGTCAAGTTTGAGGCCGAAGGAGTGTTGCCAGTGGTGCCACTGGCGTAAATCAGAATCGGTGTGTAACCAGTTTGTGCCATTTAGAACGCTCCTCCAGAGATGCCAGCCGTTATTTTGCCAGTAGATGGGTTGATTGTGGGGCCTGATGAGACCTGCAATGGGTAGTTTGCCGATGTTGAACCAGTCACCAATGGGATGTACAGGTCAGCATTCGATGTGTTGGCTGTCACGCCAGCATTCACCGAGTTGGTTGCTGTGCCGACGGTGATGCCAGTTGGGTCGCTCCACTGCGGCGCGGTGCCGCTTGAAGTCATGATGTGAGTGCTTGTGCCAATCGCCAGCTTTGACAGCGTGGTGGTGCCTGAGGCATACAGCATGTCGCCAGTGGTGTACGACGCAAGGTTGGTACCGCCACGGGCCACCGCGAGGGTGCCAGAGGTGATCTGAGACGCCGCAATTGCGATGTCCTGCTCGGACGCGCTGGTGATCTGGCCTTGTGCGTTGATCGCCAAAGTCACGGTCTTGCTTGCCGAGCCGTATGTCGCGGCAGTCACAGCGGTGTTGCTGATGCTGAAGGTCGTGCCTGTCAGTGTGAGGCCAGTGCCAGCAGAGTAAATCTGAGTGGCGCCAATCTGCGAGAAGGTGATCGCGGTCGTGCCGAATGTGATCGTGCCGACGGTGGTGCAGGTATAGAGTTCGCCTGCGCCAGTTGCGCCAGCTTGCACATAGAAGGTCGAGCCTTGATCGAGCGCGTCCGGGCCAGAGCCATACGAGTCTGCGTCAGTTGCACGAGTCAACACCCAGTTGGTCGATCCGTTACCAACCGTGGTGACGGTGTACACGCCGTTTTCAAACTGGTTGGTTTGGTTGTAGATCAGCACGCGCTTGCCAACGGTCATGAGCACGCCATCGATGGTCAATGCCACCTGTGTGCCTGCGTTGGTCAGCGTGGCGCCCACACCTGCTGTGCCGTTGTTGTAGGTGGCATTGAGGTTGCCTGCGCTGTCTGGTGACTCGACATACACGGGGTCGTGGTGAGTCGTGCCAGTGGCAACGAGGTTGTCCACATACTGCTTGGTCGCCAGTTGGTAGTCGGAGGTTGGGTTTTGCGTCACCGTCACCGATGTGAGGCCAACAGGTGCCAACGATGTGGCGCCCAAGGCAATCGTGGTCGTGCCCAGCGTGATCGAACTGTTGGTCAGCGAACTGTTTGCGATGTTCGACAGCGTGTTTGTCGAGCCGCTGATCGACACGCCAGCAAGGGTCGAGAGCGTGCCACCTAACGACACCGATGTGGAGCCGATGGTGATCGCGCTGTTGGTCAGCGATGCATTGCCGATGTCGGTGAATGTGTTGCTTGCACCAGACATGGTCTTGTTGGTCAGCGTCTCGCTACCAGACAAGGTCACCAATGTGCCTGAGTTTGGCAGGGTCACATTGGTGTTGGCGGTGGTGGTCAGAGTCAACGAGAACGCGCCAGCGGTGGTGAGGTTGCCTGCGGTGCTGATGGTGCCTGCGGTTGTGATCGAGCCGCCAGTCAGGATGTCGCCAGTCAAGGTGATGGTGGCAGAGCCATTGTCCACGCCAGTGCCGCCATGGGCAGGGTTCAAGACGCCATCAAGGGTCACCGCACCAGTGGTGTCAGTGTTGGGGCTGAAGCCTGTTGTGCCTGCGCTGAACGATGTCACGCCACCAGTCAGCGAGAACTGGTTCCAGCCTGTGTTGGTGTAGCCCTCGAATTGCGAAAGGCTGGTGTTGTAGCGAACCGCGCCCAAGTTGTTGACGCGCTGGCCCGTGGTGCCTTGCGGCAGGGTGACGCTACCTTGGCCCGGCAGGATCGCGTTTTCAGCCAGCGCAACAGTCACATCGCCTGCGCCGTCACCATTCGTAATACTAGTTTGACTAGTAACACCTAAGATGTCAATTTTGGCTGGAGACCCAGATTGGATCGCCAAAATGCCCGTACCAGTCTGCGAGACCAAGTTTTGCAAGAAGGTTCCAAGGGCCACAGTGGGGTTTCCAGCCACTCCATCACCGTCGGTGATACCCAAGCCTGCCCCAACCTCAATTTCGCGTGCTGTGACCGTATTTGTGCCCGTCTTGACCTGAATGCCAACGGGGCTGGAGTTGAGCGACATCGCCGCGCCGATCAAGTTGATCTGCAAAGTGCCTTGGGCGCCGCCATCGGTCAACGACAAGCCGCCATTGGTGGTCAGGTAGCGTGAGTCAGGCAGGCCAGAAGTCTGGCTCACCGTCAGGAATGGGTAGTTGAGGGCGCCAGCACCGGAGATCGCACTCGTGGTGGTCTGAACCGTCACGCCGTTTTGGACGATGGGAACTGATTCGTTGCCTGTTAAGGCACCCGCTTGTGGGAGTTGTGTGATCGTTACTTGTGCCATATCAGTTGTTCGGTGTGATGGTGTCAGTGTTGCCGTTTTGCTGTGGTGTCGTGTCACCATTTTCGGTGCTGATGTACCACTGGCTCGGATTGCCGCCGGGGATATTTTCGCCTGTTGGCGTCAACACCAAACCGTCGTCATTGGTCGCAACGCTAACATCTGGACGAGGAAATTGCAAAGCGATGCGCTCGGTCTTACGGGCAGGCAAACGATATGGGTCTTTCTCGTCAGCGCACCCTTGTTGGCAGACCTTCAAGCCCGGAAAGTTGCTATCTGGCATAGCCTCAATGATGGGCCTTTTCATCCTGCACCTGTCGCAGATGAAGATGGCTATTACGGCGTTGCCACGGGTATCAAGAAATCTTGGCATGATTCTTCTTACCTTGTGTATACGCTGATATTCGGGCTGTAGTAGATCGGTGACTTGTCGCGGTTTTCGTTCTCAGCCATGGTGAAGTACTTGTCGGCTTGGCCCTCGAGGTACTGCACACGCGCCAAATCAACGCCCGGCAAGATCAGGCTCATCTGGTGAGCCAGCATGCACTGGATTGCTTGGTAGAAGTACTGCGGGATTTCCAACTCACCGTACAACTCGCCCACATCCATCACTTGGCGCGAGTACCAAATCGTCATCTGCACGAATGGGTCGCTTGGTGTGGGCCACAGAGTGATCTTTGACTGTGGCAGTGTGCGGTTGAACCAGTATTGGTATGGCTGGTTCGCAGTGAAATTCTTGTTGGGAAGGTTGGTGTAGTCGTCGCGGTTCAAACGAGCCATGGTGACTTCGGTTGAGTTGTTGCCGACATAGAACTCACGCACTGCGAGTGTGTTGCCGCCTGTCTCGCGCATGCGGTAGTACTGCTTGCTGGCGCCGGGATCGATGTCGTACCACAGCCACTCGTTGTCCACCCATGTGGTCACGCCAGTGTCTTCGAGTGTTGTCCATGTGGTGCCGTCGCTCGATGTCTCCAGCAGGATGTGGAACGAGCCGCTGGTGCCCGGCAAGATGCCAATCGATCCTGCGTAGATCGGATTGTTGGTGCCGTAGTTGATGGAGATGTTGCCGTTGATCGCAGACTGCTGATCAATCGTGGTGATGTCACCGTCGGTTGCATAGGCCGCAGTGCCAGACGATGCTGAAACAGACCCTGTGGGGCGGTTCATCGTGCGATACAGCGCGTTCAACACATCGTTGCCACCCAAGGGTAGCAAGTACTCGTATTGGTCGGGCTTGAGGCCGTAGACCTTCTTGTCAATGCACCAGTAGTTGATGCCTTGGTTGATGAGGTTGCTCAGGATGAAGAACAGGGCCTGCTTAGAACCTTGAACCTGCTCAACAGTCAACTCCTCAGCCAATTTGCCCGACATACGAGCACCTTGGTCGATAAATTTCTGCACTGAGACAACTGTTTGTCCTACGGTTCCGCTATATGCCATATCAGTCCTTTACCAGCCGGGGCAGTTCCAGCGTTGCATGGAAGCGCGTGCTCGGCTTCCCTTCTCGCTTTTCTCTGCGACAGGCTCCATTCTCGCGCAAAAAGAGTCGCGACGAGCACCACCTTGAGGTTGTGGCGCCTTCAAATTTGACCCAGTCTCACGGTTGTATTTGGCACGGCCCTTGGCGGTCAATCCAGCACCTTTATCGGCTGGCAATTTCTCGCCACGACCAACAGCAAGGCTCACACCACCGTCCTTCATTTTTGCGGTCTTTGCAGACTCACGAAATGCTTCAGCGGTGGGTGCGCCCTTGGCGCCGACCTTGCGCATCTTCTCGCCAGAGCCCTTCGCAATGCGCTCACGCTTGGCGTTGATGTTGGCATAGAGGCCGGGCTTCATTACCAGCACCCTTTGACTTTGCCGCCAGACGCTTTCTTGGTGATGCCCATTTTTTTGCGGAAGTTTTCCAGAGTGTTGGTGGCTTCTTTAGCCATATTCTTACCCTTTTGGTTCTTCATGTTTTGACGAGCCACGGCCTCACGAACTGCACGCGCATCTTCAGAATCAAAGTCGTTGCTGTAGCGTGAACTTGGAAACTTGTTTTGACGCTGTGCGTTGTAAAAATCTTCATCGCTGTCGTAGTCGTATGGGCTTGAACTCATGCGACCACCACCAGCTTTCTTGGCGGTGCGCTTGGTGCTGTAGGCGATCGCCACCGCCTGCTTGACAGGCTTGCCTGCCTTCACTTCGGTGGAGATGTTCTTTTTGAACGCCTGTTTAGATTTTGACTTGATGAGCGGCATGTTTAAGGCCCTTCTTTGACCAAAACAATGATGAACATTGAGGAGACAGCATTGTTGTTTGCACTACCAATTGCAGTTGCCTCAACCGTGGTCTTCTCAGGGATTGCAAGC